TGTATAAGAGACAGTAGGTACACGGTGGACGTGTAGGGCGGCATAGGCACGGCGTCCTATGGTCTAGGACTGGCCTCGCCCTGCCCTATGGGACGCCATTCCCATGTGCATGGGAATACGTTCTTGTGGCATTACCTGCCCATAGGTGGCACAATGTCGTCATTGGATAAGGGGAGCAGGCAATGGACGCCAACACCTACCAGCATGACGGATGGGCCGAGCAAGAGCCGGGCGTATACATCCGCCAGATTGAGGAGCCTCAGCTAGTCGAGGAATGGTATCCCGACCATGACCCGTTCGCCGAATACACGGGATATCTTATGGCTTGCTACCACCTAGGACGGGCCTAGCCATGTATGCCCGCACAGCCCTGCATCGTGGCGTTGCCAGATCCTCGGCCGAGCATAGGCAGATGTGGATCTGGCAGGACGCGCAAGGCTGGCACTGCACAGCAGCGTACCGGCCGGCCGATGGTAGGCGCCTTAGGTGCCGCATCATCGGCTCCACCATCATCCGATAGGGACGAACGACCATGACCATTCGCCATTATGCCAGCCTCGGAAGCGTCAGCACTGGCACCCTGCGCACCGAGGATCTATTGCGTGCCTTTGCCGACGACCTAGAAGACCACGTACGGGCGAACCGCGGGTGCCATGGCCTTGGCCTTGCCGCCAAGCGCAAGCTGATCCGCGAGGCTCGCATCGCGTCCGAGTGCTATGAGGCGGCGGAGGCTGATGAGGTGCTGGAGCAGATCCAGGAAGCGCTGGCCGAGTTTGCGCCGCCTTATTGCTACTTCGGCGCGCACGTAGGCGATGGCGCGGATTTCGGTTTCTGGCCAGAGCCTGGGCTGTTTGACAGCGACGACATCCTGCCGCGGTTCCGCGACGAACCGCCGGCGGATTTCCGTGGCGACTGCGCCATCATCAACGACCATGGCAACGCCACCGTTGGCTACGTCAACGGCCGCGGCAAGTTCATCGCGATTTGGGACTGCGTCTAACGCGAGGGGTTCCTCGCGGTTGCAGCGCTGCGGCGCTGCAACAGTGAGCAACCCCAACGGAGGAATGGACATGATCACGATCACAACGCGCTTCGTCGGCCCGACCGATTACCGGCCGTCCCGCGTCATCTGCAGGGCGCCCGGCCGGCCGTGGCGGGTGACGGTGCCATGGGATGATTGCTCGGGCGAGCAGCATGAAATCGCCCCGTACGCCCGAGCGCTGGCAGCGTTCGAGCGCAAGTACTTCTCCCCGCACCGGGGCGAGGGTGCTGGATGGCGCACATACCACTACGGCGGCACCGATGACGGTTATGCCTTCATCGCCATGCGGCCCGAGGACAGCGTTGCCGATTGCGTATGGGTTCACTGCGATGGCCGCTACTCGCTAACGCGGCCGGAAGGGGAGTGACGAGCATGGCCAACATGACGGTCGCCGAGGCCGCGGCGAAAGCGCGCGAGCTGGTCACGATGCAGCGCGCGACCGTTTCCGCCGGCGCCGCTGCGGCCCTTGGCATGGTGCCGGGGCCAGCGTGGGAGATGATCGCGCCGCTTGGCGCACCGGACGAAGCGCCGCTGTACTACCCGCCGGACGACTACCGGCACACCCGCGACGCTGTGAAGGTCAAGCGCGTGTACGTCGCCTTGCGCTTGCTCGGGCACCGGCACCGAGACATAGGCGAGACGGCGCTAACGGTGTGCTGGCACCGGCCGAATGCCACGCTGCGCCAGCTTGTGCGTGAGGCGGATTTCCTGATTACGGGCGTCGCCAAGGCCGCTTGACGGTTTCTCGCACCCTGCGGCCGCTTGCGCGGCCGCAGCAGTGAGCAACTGAGGCAAGGGAGATAGGGGCAATGGACGACTTTCTGCGCGGATACCTGGAATGCGCGTTTTGGCTATCCGCTGGCCTAGACGAGACGGGCGACACGTCGCTAGACGACGCCGGCTTTACCTTCGACGACATTGCGCCAAGCGCGCTTGCGGATGCGGCCGAGGACTGCGCGCAGTTTCGCGCGGGGAACGCCAGCGACTTGGCGCGCTATGAGGAGCTCTCGCTTCGAGACGCCGCCAGCGCTGGCCATGACTTTTGGCTATCGCGGAATGGGCACGGCGCCGGCTTCTTCGACCGTGGCGAAGATCCCGTGTTTGACCGCTTGCAGGATGCGGCCCGCTCTTGGGGCGAGTCGAACGTCTGCGTCGGCGACGATGGCAAGGTCTACTTTGAATGATCGCCCTTCTCCGCGAGGCGGCCGCCGCGTCGCTGGCGCTGGGTTGCCAAGTGTGGATCTGGCGAGATAGGCAAGGCCAGCTTGTAGCTGGCCTTGCGTTCTCCCGCGCCCACGGGTCCTATGTCTGCAGACTCTGCGGTCGCGAGCTCGTGAGGTAAGCGCTGGCCACAAGCTGGCGCTACCCCATAGCGGGCGCAATGTGCAGTCGCTCGGGCGGTGCTGTGGGCTATGGGGTAGCCTTGCCACATAGCGGGTGCTGGCGGCCGCCTGGCGGGTGGCTATGCCCCATGCGGGGCGACCTTGCCCCGCCTGGGGGTAGGTGCCCCCGTACGGGGGCAACGGCGCGATCGGGGCGGAAAGTCGATCCGCAGCCACACCCGATCCGCAGCCGGCCGTGCGTTCACTTTTGTTCTCTTGCGACAGTTGCGACAACCGCGACACGGGAGGCCACAGGAATATCGGCCTATAGCATTCGGTGCTCAACGCGAGTACATTATCAGCATTGGATAGAGGAGAGAGCGATGAACTACTACGCGATCATGGGCGAGCCAGGCGTCATGTGGACCGGCGAGGCGGCGAGCAGCACCGAAGCTGCGCGGCTGCACATGGACGACGTCGGCGCGGACGAGTACGTGGACGCATTAGTCTACCGGATCCCGGAACCGCCGGCAGGATGGCAGGCTCAGGGGCCAACCGGCTGGCTGTGCGATTGGATCGACGATCAGGGCGAGCGTGAGCGCATCCCCGATCAGGTCCGCATCGACGGCAAGATCTACGATTGGGACGCGGTCGCCAATCTCATGGACGGCGAGATACTTGAGGAGATGGACGACGACGGCGTGCGCGCTTACCCCATCATGCCGTCCGACCGCAGCGCGCTCGGCCTTGTCGGCTTCATCGCCGCCTACCGTGAGCGCCACGCCGCCAAGTACGATGGCGAGGAGTTCGTCGTCAATTGACGGATCCGCAGCAGGCCGCCATGCGGCGCCATGTGCACCGGCATGGCGGCTACTGGTCGGAGGCGCATAGGCGCTGGGTCTACGTTTCGCCGCTGCAGGCGGTGTATTTCCGCAGCCTCCGCGATGCCTACGAGCGCATCGCCGAGGTGGCGGCCAAAGACAAGGTGAGGAGCGAGAGATGATGAGCACGGCCCATGACCCCCGCTGATTTCCGCAATTGGCGCATGCGTCTCGGCTTTACGCAGGAGGAACTCGCGCGTCGGCTGGGCCGGTGCCGATCCGGCATCTCCAAGATCGAGCAGGGGCGCTTCGGCGACGTCGACACCGTCATGGTCCTCGCCATGCGTGCTCTTGAGGCCGGGCTGGACGGCGAGGCGCCGGAGCCAAAAGCGCCAACGACGATCCGGTGGAACGCAAGCGAGCTAACCGTCACCATGACAGAAGATGGGGTGATCGAGGTCTCTGTCCCAAGCATCCGATCCGCAGCCACCACGGAGGGCGATCCGCAGCCATGAGCACGATTGCATCCGACTACGACGCCGAGGCGGACGTGCTCTATCTGTCCCGCGGCAGGCCAGAGCCGGCCTTCTGCGAGATTGACGACGACGGGCTGATCCTCCGCTACTCCATCGCCGGCAATGTCCGATGCGGCGTCACCGTCATGTCGTACAGGCGAGGATGGATCGAGCAGCGCGACTATCTCGCGAACAGCATCGCCGAGTTCCTGGGACTGCCCCATCGCGATGTTCTGGGCGCGCTACCGCAAGACGTCCCGCAGCCATGATCGACCCGGCCGCGGTCACCGCCGTGGAACTCGCGGCCATCCTCGGGCTGTCCGAGACGCACGTCGGCAACCTCGTGCGCAACGGCACACTCAAGCCCGCCGGCACCAAGCCGGGGAGCCGGGCGCAGGTGTTCGTGCTCGCGGACGCGGTCGCGGCCTTCGTTCAGTACAAGGTCGACGACAAGCGCGCCACTAGGCACGCGCCTGTTCTGGACATGGAGGCATCGCTCCTCGAGGAGCGGCACCGGAAGCTCAAGATCGCGAACGACCTGGCGGAAGGGCTCACCATGCTCACCGCCGACGTGGCCACGGCAACGGACGCCCTGGCCCACGCGTTCCGGCTGCACCTCGAGGGCCAGCCAGGCCGCATGGCCAACGAGCTCGCCGGCATCAGCGAGCCGGCGCTGGTAAAGGAGCGGCTCCAAGACGAAAACCGGCGGATCCTGGCGGACATCGCGCGGCACCTCGCCGCCATGGCGGAGGCAAAACCCGATCCGCAGCCGGCAGCCGATGAGCCGGAGGCAAAACCCGATCCGCAGCCAGGACGGCGCGGGAGACCACGGAAGGGGAAGGTGGGATGAGAAAGGTACTTATGGCGGTCGCTGCGTTTTCGTGCGTCGGCATGGCATTTGTCGCGTGGATGAGTTTTCTCACGTTCCTCTACGGGGTTAGCCCCAGCCTTGCTTGGGCATTCGTCTCGATGTCAGTATCGGTTTTCTTCTTCACCGCCGCCAAAACCCTTGCAGGAGAAGAAGAGTGATGCTGACCCGCGACGACGTGAAGCAGGCCGTGCTCGAGGCGCTGAGGGAGCACGGCCGCCCGAGCTGGCGGCCTCGGTGGCGATGACGATCCGCAGCTAACCCTGTTCCGCAGCCAGCCCCGGCCGCTTCCCGCGCCCGCCTCGCGCCCATAGGTCGACCTCCGCCTGCAGGCCGCCGCCTGTGGACGGGTCGAGCTCGACCCTGGTCAACCTCGCGACACCGCCGGCAGCAACGGCACACTCAAGCCCGACCATGCGCTCACCACCGGTGAGCCAGCATCCATGCCGGCGTGGACCAGCCACACCCACCGCTCCCACGGGTCAGCGTCAGTCATGCCGTTGATGTCTTCCTGATCAGAATGGCGCCGAGGTCGCGGGCATCGCCGCATGCCATCGAGAATGCGGCCACGCGCTCGCCATCGACCAACACCACAACATTGACGTCGCCGCGCTCGTTGCAGCGTTCGACGCGGAGTTCGCCGAAGCTGAAGAGGGCGTCGCCTAACTCTCCGCCGATCAGTCGCGGCATTGCGCCACCACATCAATCGGCATGCCGGCAGCGCGCACCATGTCGTCGTGGTAGCGCTGCTTGATCCAGTCGCGTTCGAACAACCCGGGCGCAACCAGCGTGATCTTCCCATCCGCCACCGCAAAGCCGAGCGGGCGGATGTGGTTGTGATAGACGACCGGGCCGTAACCCTGGGCCACCGCCAGGAATGCGCGCCGCACTTCGTCTGGCCCATCGGGCAAATCGACCGGTGGCGGCCGTTCCCGTGGGTTTGTCTTCAGCGCCCTCGGGTTTGCCCCGGTGGCTCGCAGGTTTGTTCCTGCATCTCGCGGGCTGGCAGTAGGGGCAGCCGGGGCCTGAGGGGCAGCCGGGGCCTGAATGTCGCCAGGTGGTCCGCTGTCTGCGAAAAGCTCCGGTTGCTCAGCAGACGGTGGGGAACATGGCAATCCGCTGATCGCCTCGTCAAGCGCTTTTTTCAGGCTCCTCGAACCCCCGCCCCGCAAGGGGCTAAGGGGGTTTTCTCTCTTATCTCTCTTATAAGAGGCCACCGTAGAGCTAAGTGATTGATTTTCATCAGTCGAGGAGTGAGATACGTCCGACTTCTGAACAGATACGTCCAGGTTACGAACAGATACGTCCAGGTTACGAACAGATACGAACGGTTCGCAATTAGAACGGGCTGTTTTTTTCCGCCGACTGTTGCGCGCAGACCGCGCGTTTTCGACCCGCGACTCGGCGCGCTCAAGCTCCGCGAGGCAGTGATTCGCGACGAGGTAGCCGTTGGCTCGCTCGATCTTGCCGGCGTCGACCAGTTGCTCGAGAACGCGCTTAACCTTGCTCGGGCGCCACTGCATCAGGGCGGCGAGGGCGCCCACGTCTTCGCGGGGCGCGGCGCCGAGCAGGTACGTGTGGTTGATCACCTCCATGTAGACGGCGCGCTGGTCGCCGTTGAGGCCGGCGGTGCCGTGCGCCCATAGCCGCGGCACCCAGTGGATGAACTCGACCACGGCGCGCGCTGCCTCCCTACAGCGCGCAGGCTGGGCCGGTGAGGATGATGCGGCAGGCTTCACGAACCGTGGTGACACCCATCCTCTTGCAGATACTCTTGCAGTGCGCGCGCACCGTGTCCCATTCCACGCCGATCTCCACGGCCGCCTCCTTGGTCCCGGCCCCGCCGGCAAGCAGGGCGGCGACGCGAGCCTGCGCTTTGCTGAGGCCGTAGAGGCCGCGCAGGGCGTCGGGGCAAATGACGCAGCGAGTTCGGGTGGAGATGGCGACGAGGACGTGGCCGTTCGCGAGTTTGCGCGCGCCAACGTCGAGGTGCCCGCCGTCCACCAACTCGAACGTGTCGTAGAGCCTCACACCCCACAACTTGTCGCCCATGCGCGCGTAAACGCTGGCCAAGACTTCGAGCGGCGTCGCTGGCTCGTGCCCCTCGGCCCATACCACGCCCGGGCCATCGAGGATCGCTCGCGCCGCCTCGTTCATCTCGACGATCTCCCCGTCGCCGCCGAAAAGCAGCAGCCCGCACGCGGCAGGCTCTTTCGTCGCTTCCATGCCTAGCTCCCTTGGTCTATGAATGGCGTACCCCACGCGGGTCATACAGCACGGCGCGGGGCGCCACGCATATAGGAATATGTTCCCTATTGTGCCCCGTCTGGGCTACCGCTAGAAGCGGTGCCAAGACAACCAACAAGGGGGTCGGGACAATGAACCAGCAGACAGCTACCCCGCAAGGGGCAAGGACGGCGGAAATCCTGCGTGTCGCCAAGAGGGCGCGCGCACGTTCTCTGCGCCTGAACCGGGCGATCTACGTGTGGGTCGGCAATAGCCGCTGCGGGTGCAATACTGGCGCCCGCCGGGTCAATGGAGCCTACGCCCTTATGGTCGTCGGCGCAGAGGCATGGAGGTTGGGGCGGTGAGCGACGGAGAGAAGATCAAGTTTTACGGGTACGGGACGCAGAAGGATCCGGGGTTGACCTTCGCCCATGTCGTCGTCGACGGGGAGTCGGCCTGCGTCGGCCAGTTCTGGCTACAGCAGCGCTTGCGGTCGCTCCAGGACCTTGGCCTCCCCCACGACGTCACCGAGCGCATCCTCGCCGAGTGGCCCGTTACCGAGACGCCGCGCGAGCAGCGGCTGGAGCAGGCGCTGCGGGAGATAAAGAAAGAGGCTGTCCCCGATATGACGTGGCTGGCGGCAGAGGCGATTATCAAGCGGATTGGCGAGATTGCGGCCCAGGCGCTTCGCGAAGGAGACGGCGCATGAGGTCCATCCTCCTCGCCGCTGCCGTTGGCCTCGTCCTGGCCGGCGCGGCTCGCGCCCACGCCGCCGAGCAGTGGGCGATTATCTCTGGCGACGGGCAAAGCATGCTGGTCAGCAAGAGAGGACTTATGCCTACCCCGTTGCAGCCCGAAGAGTGGTTCGAGAGCGATGCCGTCGAGAAGCTGAAGCGCGAGCCTTCCTGGCACCTGCGGCTCTTCGACAGCCGCGACGCTGCCGAGCAGCACATCCGTGCCAAGTACAACGGCTTCACCCGGGCGGTGGAGTGGAGGGGCGGAGAGTGAACGAGCGCGAGCGGCGGCTGCAAGCAGACATTGCGTCACTGAAGAACTTCATGCGTGAAGGCCATTACGAAAGCCGCGAGGAACTCTTCTGGTCAGAGGTCATGGGCGGCTGCGGCTGCGGCTTCTCCGAGGATAACGCCGCGGATGTGTGGAGCCTCTTCGTTTGGTTTCGTGAGAAGCGGGGCTATCACCACCAGATCTTTGCCCAGGGCAACCGGCACATGGAAGTCCTGGCTCAGTGGATGGACAGCCTTGGGCTGCTTGATCACGGGATCGACGTGGCCGGGAGCTGGCTCTCGCCGGGGGGCAACGAGATATGGGACCTCCTGCACTCAGATCTCTACAAGCCATCGCCCCCGATCGACGGAGACGGCGAATGACCACCCTCGCCGTCATCGGCATCGGCCTCGCCGTCAACGTGGTCTACGTCGCCGGCGCCTACGCCGTGCATCGCTGGATGCACCCGGAGACGTTCACCGAGTGGCTGTCCGGCCAGCCGGAAGAGGATGGAGGGAAGCCGAGGTGATCTTCGTAAAGTTGTGGAGCGGCGGCGTCATGGCGTTCAACGGCATCGACGACCTCCAGGAGTTCGACGAGGGGTTCAGCGACGCGCAGATGAACCTCTTGGTCCGCGTTCTCCAGGTCCTCGATCAGGTGCCCGGGGCGCCCTCGCCGCCCGAGGTCAGCATCGTTGGCTCCGCCGTGCATATGGGCCACGGCGTCGACCCAGTCCTGAGGGTCCAGCACCAGTCCCGAGACGGCGCCGTCGAGGTGATGATCGACGCCAACGCGCACGCCAGCTTCCACGCGCACCACGCCGGTCGCGCCGACATTGGCCTCGCGATGCTGGCGGCATGGGCGGGGGGCGCGCAGTGAGAGCCCCTCTCCGCGCCGTCTTGGTGATCTGCGCCGCGCTGTCCATCATCGTGAGCTCCGTGACTGCCGCAGATGTGGTCGACCCGTGGATTGCCGGGTACTTGGGCGGGCTCTTGGTTGGCGGCATCACCGCACTGGCCGCGCCCACATGATCCGCCCTGACGAAAGCATCTGCCTTTCCTCCGAACTCTCCGACCTTCAGGAGATCTTCGAGGACATGGCGCTGGACGGCTGGCCTCAAGAGATCAAGGGCCAGGTCACGCTGGCCAAAGAGGCCGGCGGCGGCTGGCGGGTGCGCGGCGAAGACGGCGGCTTTGCCGCATGGGGCAAAGGCGGCTGGCGCGTGCTCCACGAGTGCCCGACATGCGGCGACGAGTGGTGGGAGGACGAAACGCCTCCCAGCAGGTGCTGCCTCAACTGGCACAAGGTGGAGTACGGGGAGTGAAGCGGCGCGGGGTCACGCAGCCTATCGCGTCCGCTGCGAATGCCAAGTATGCGGCGGCCCGGCGCCGGCAGGTGCTTGGGATCATCCGCAGCTTGGCGGTCCAAGGCAAGCCGATGCTCACCGGCGAGGACATCGGGGAGATCCTTGGCCTCCCGCCGCAGCGGGTGCGCGCCATGATCAGCCGCTTGGAGCAGGAAGGCGAGTTGAGGGCGGAGGCCAAGCGCGGCCACCGCCACCACAAGCGGCGGGTGACGCTGAAGACAGGCGAGGCGACCGACTGGTCCGCCGGGCGGAAGACATGGAGCGCGGAATGATCGACCAGCCCTACATCGACAACTTCATCGCCGAGACTAGGCGCCTCGGCACCGAGTGTGCCCGCCTCCAGGCTGAGAACGATCGGCTGCGGCGGGTGCTGCAGGAGATCGTCGCCATCAAACCGGAAACGCCGGCGACCATCAGCGCCTTTACTGCCATGAGCAGCTTCGGCCGGCTGATAAACGAAATGAAGCGCACTGCAGCTCTCGGCCTGGAGCCGCCGGCATGACCGGGCGGACCCTCCACCCATCCACGCTCCGCGGCGTCACCAAGATCGCGACGGAGTACGGGTTGCCGCTGGTCAAGGCCGAGTGGAACCACATCATCGTCGGCGACATCCACTTGGTCAGGGACCATCCGGGATGGGCATGCGGCACCCTTAATGGGTTCCATAGCGGCGATCTCCGGCATGCGGCATCCGCCCCCGCCGCCCTGCGCGCAGCACTGAAGGCCATGCCATGAGGCTCCTCGGCACTGTTGCCGTCGCCGCATGCGTCTGCTGCGGCGTCATCGCGGTGACCGGCGCCGGCCCCGAGAGCGGCTGGGCCGGCATCTTCTTCGGTGCCGCCTCCGGCGTCATCGCACACAGGATAGGGAAGTAACGATGCCATTCTCCCCCAAGGACCTGAGCGTCCTCGCCTACGCCACCGGCTTCACGTTGTGGCACTACCTCTGCCGCGAGGATCTGAACCAGAGCGCCCTGTCGAATTACTTCGACGACGCCAAGGACGTTTTTCGCTCCGGCGACATCGTCATGATGTCGTACGTCCGAGAGGGCCTAACTGCATGCGCGTGGCTGGTCGTCGTCACGGTAAGAGAGGGCGGCGTCAGCGCCATCCGCGTGCCATGAACGCCGTTCGTGCCGCCCGTCTTAAGAGCGCCGCGCGCCAGACGGCGGAGAGTCGGCGCGCCGTCCTCGAGTACCTGACCTGCCTGGCGGAGAGCGGCGAGCCAGCCACCATCGCCGGTGCCGCAGCCCTTGGGATCTCGAAGACGCACTACAAAAGGCGGACCAACGATCTCCTCGCGGAGGGCGTCCTCGTCCGCGAGTGCATGGGCGGGCGCCGCCGCTACATCATCGTCGCCACCGGCAAGTCGACCGGCTGGGGCGGGCACAAGCACCCGTTCGCGGACTTGGCGACGCGCCAGCCGAAGAAGCGCAAGCCCAGCCAGCGGCCCGCGCCGCAGGCAACGCTGGCGCCCGCGCCGGAGGCGCCGGTCAGCAACCTTATGTCGATCCTGCCGCTGCGGGGTCACAACTGGCAGCCGCGGACATGCCAGTTCGTCACCGGCCCGATCGTGCGCCACGTCGGCGCCGAGCACTGCGGCAAGCCCGTGGTCGAGGGGAAGTCTTACTGTGAGGAGCACGTGGCGCTTTGCTACCGGGTCGTGGCGGCGCCGATCTACGCCGACCCGCTGAGGAGATGAGAGATGGAAGAAGCCGAATACCTCAAGGCCAGCATCCGCGCCCTCGACGAGCAGACCGCCGATCTTGAGGCGCTCAAGGAAAGGCGCGCGGCGCTTGTGCGGGCGCTATGCGCCATGAGCGCCGAGCGTCGTCGCAAGCCTAGCAGCGGTAAGGCCGTCGAGATCATCGGGCCGGACGGCACGCGGTACCCGACGCAGACTGCGGCGGCAAGGGCGGCTGGCGTCACCGACATGGCAATGAGGGGCCGGATCGTGCGCGGCCTCTCGGGCTGGCGCCGCGCCGACGCAGAGGTGGCCGCGGAATGAGCGCGTACGAGGCAAGGCTGGCCGTGTTCCTGGCGGGGCTGCTCGCCATGCTGGCGGTTGGCTTCGTGGCATAGGGAGGAGAAGATGCAGCGGCTGGAACTGACGCTATGCGAAGACAACAACGGCGACGACGACTTCGTCTATAAGGTGAAAACCGCCATCGAGTACCAGGCCAAAGATATCGAGGCCTGGGAGATCAAGGATCTATTCGCGATCTTCATTCAAAACGTGAAATGCGATGAGGACGCGAAAGATGGAGCTTGACGTCATCTTCGTCGCCGCCGCCGTCATCGGCGGCCTTGCCGTAGGTTTCGGCGCCTACTGGCTTGGCCGGGCGCATGGGCGCGAGGCTGCTGCAAAGGACTTCGTGCATCGGCAGTCCAGGCAGATTTTGCTTGAGCGTGAGCGCTACGCCGAACACGCCAGCCGGAAGCTACGGGAGGCAGCCATCGGCCCTGGCAAGGCCCCCGAGGTCGTCTTGCCCACCCGCGTCGGCTTCGGTGCGCCGTTGAGCGAGGTGCTGCGCCGGCCGAGCCTCGGTGACATGAGCGAGGGCGCGCGCATCAGACGGGAGGCGAAGAAGGTGGCGGCGGGGCTTCTTGCTGACCTGGAGGCGAGGTTGGAGCAGGCAAAGGCTGATGCCCCCGCTGTGCTCGCCGAGCTGGAGCGAAGGGATGATACTCCGCCCACAATACTCGAACACCCCGTGACGTTGCCTTGGACAGGTAACGCGACACTGTCTCACCATATTGGCGAGACCCTGACCGAAGAGCGTGTCAGGCGCATCGCAGAAGAAGTCGCGGCCAAAGTACAGGCGCGGCTCGATGCACGCATCGCCGCGCTTGAAGCGCTCAACGCCTCGGTGAGGCAGCCCGCCTCGTCTAGCAAGGCCGGGTGGGCGATCATGGACAAGGACGGGCTGCTGCTCGCCATTGATGGCAGGTTCCGGTCGCCGCTTGAGCCAGACGAGGTGTTGTGGGTCGAGAGCCCGGAGGCCGCAGGCGACGGAGAGCATGCTGTGTTGCTTGAGAGGGCGACAGGAAGGCCGGTGACGCCCACGCCCCGCAGGACCGGGTGGGCGGTGGTGACGGACTTTTGCGGCAACCAGAGTGAGACCTGATCAAATGGCTGAAAACAACCGATGCGCAGCCCAACGGCGGGGGAAACCCCGCCAAGGGCTGACGGAAACCGAATACGCCAGGCATCTTGGCATAAGCCAGTCTGCCGTTAACCAGGCGAAGCGCAAGGGCCGCATCGTTCTCTACGAAGATGGAAGCATCGATCAGGAAGCGAGCGATGTGATCTATTTTCGGGAAACGTCCGGCGATCCCGTCCAGTACCGCGTGAAGTTCGTCGACACCACCATCGGCACCGGCCCGGCGCTCGGGCCGGCGACCGACGACCTCCACCTCGCCGTGATGGAGGCGCGCAAGTACAGGCTCCGCGCCGCTGCAGAGGGTCACACATCGATGCGGGTCTGCGTGGTGCGGGCGTGAGCGAGATCTACCAGCGCCTGCTCGACAAGTATCCGCTGAGTAGGATGCTGGGCGCAGAGGAGCCCGCAGATGCCTGAGCCCCTCGTCATCCGCGCCAGCTCATTGCCGGGGTACGCCGACTGCCCGCGGCGCAGTGCCGCCAGGCTGTTCCGCCGCGAGATCGAGGATGCCGGGTACCAGCTGCGCACGACTGCCAACGGCATCGGGGCTGCGATCGGCACGGCGACGCACGCCGGCGCCCACGTGGCGCTGCACGAGCGGATCCAGCGGGGCGAACTTGCCCCCGCCGACGTGGCCGAGGACGCCGCCATCACGGACTTGCGCGGTCGCGTCGCTGATGGGGTCGAGTGGGACGAGGTGAGCCCCAGGCCCAACACTGCGGAGCGCCAAGTCGTGCGGCAGCTCCGCATGTGGCGGCAGATGGTGGCGCCGCAATTCGTGCCCGCGCATGTCGAGGTTCGCCTTGAGGCCGATCTGGCCCCGGGCATCGTCGCCGCCGGCCAGGTCGACGTCGCCGCCGGCAACACCATCCGCGACCTCAAGACGGGGCGGATGCAGCGGGCCAATGGCGCCCAGTACGGGATGTACTCGCTGCTCTGGCAGGCTCACGGCCACCAGATCGACAACTTGCTTGAGGACTACGTGCCGAGGGCGCCGATCTCCAAGCTCCAGCCGCCAGCCGTCACGACCGCAGTCGACATCGCCGACGCCGAGGCCGCGGCCACGACGCTGGCCAAGCGCATGGTCGCCGACCTGACCGCCTTCCGCGCCACCGGCGATCCATGGTCGTTCGTGGCCAACCCCTCAAGCATGCTCTGTGGGGAGCGGTGGTGCCCTGCAGCGAATACGAAGTTCTGTTTATCGCACATAAAGAGTAAGGCGTGATGCCGGGAATCATTCTCTCTGGTGGAGAGGTCTGCCTCGTTTCGGATGAAGACCACCACTGGCTATCTCAGCGGTCGTGGTATTGCAACGCACGTGGGTATGCCATGACAGACCTATGGGGGCGCCGCGGCGGAACAAAAGTGCTAATGCACAGGCTGATATTACTAGCCAGAGACACGTCAACAGTTGACCACCCGGCACATTCCCGCTGGCTCATGGGGTATCCGCCCGAGTGGGACGATTGCGGGGCTACGGCAATGCCATCGTCCCGCAAGTCGCGGCGGCGTTCGTGATGGCGTTTATGGAGTGTGGCCGGTGACCGCCGTTCTCACCCCGCCCGAGGTTGCGGCGCTGTTCCGGCGCTCGCCTGCGTGGTTCCGCGGCGCCAGGGCGAGCCTCGAGGCTGCCGGGTTCCCGCCGCCCCTGCCGGCGACGGGTGGCCGCCGGTGGTCGCGTGCGGCCGTCGAGGCGTGGCTCAACGGCGAGCACACCAACCAGCCGCCCATCACCCCGGCCGTCCTCGCCGAGCGCGGCAGGGCCGTGGCCGCAGGGATGGGGAGGCGGCGGTGAACTGGTCTGAGATTGACGTGTGGAGGTCGCTGATGGAGGCGCTGGCGCTCGTCAACGGCCACGACCCGGACGTTGCGATCGCCGGGCATAAGGCTTACTGCAAGGCGATGGGATGGGAAGAAGAGGGACATGGGGACTGCATACGAGGAGTTTCTGGCGAGGAAGGTGATCCGGGCGCCGGATGCGGGGCTTGACCGCATCCCGGATCTGCACCCGGGGCTGTTCGACTTCCAGCGCCATTGCGTCGAGTTCGCGCTGAGGAAGGGGCGGTCGGCCCTATTCCTCGGGACCGGGCTCGGGAAGACTTTCTGCCAGCTTGAGACCATGAAGCATGCCGCCGCCAACGTTGGGGCGCCGGCGCTCATCCTCGCGCCGCTCGCCGTAGCGTGGCAGATCGACCGGGAGGGCAAGGCGCGCGGCTACGACTGCCGTGTGGTGCGCGAGCAGGGGGAAGTCGGCCCTGGCATCAACGTCTGTAACTACGACCGGATCGACCATCTCGACCCCGGCGCGTTCGGCGCCGTCAGCCTCGACGAGAGCAGCATCCTCAAGGCCATGGTCGGCAAGACCGCGCGGGCGCTGATCGATGCGTTCGCCGCCACGCCATTCCGGCTGTGCGCCACGGCGACGCCAGCGCCGAACGACCACATGGAGCTCGCGAACCACGCTGCGTTCCTGGGCATTATGTCGCCGAACGAGATGCTGTCCCGGTGGTTCATCAACGACACATCCACGGCGTCGCAGTCGTGGAGGCTGAAGGGGCACGCGACGGATTCGTTCTGGCAGTGGGTGGCGTCGTGGGCGCGCATGGCTCAGTCGCCGGAGGATCTCGGGTTCGATGGATCGGCGTTCGACTTGCCCCCGCTCAACGTCGTGCGGCACCGGCTGGCGACGGTCGTCAAGAGCATGGGCGACCTGTTTGCCACGTCCGTCAGCGCCACGGGTATCTTCGAGGTGAAGCGGCAGACGATGGCCGCGCGGGTTGATGCCGCCGCCGGGGTCGTCAATTCCGCCAACGGCGAACCATGGCTGGTCTGGTGCGACACCGACGCGGAGAGCTCGGCGCTTGTCGCGTCGATCCCAGGCGCAGTGGACGTCCGGGGTTCGCACCCGGCCGAGCTGAAGGAGCGGAGGATCGTCGACTTTGCTGCTGGCGAGCAGCGGGTGCTCATCACCAAGCCAAAGATCGCTGGTTTCGGCATGAACTTCCAGCACTGCGCCCGCATGGCCTTCGTCGGCCGCACGTTCAGCTACGAGGCTTACTTCCAGGCTGTTCGCCGATGCTGGCGATTTGGGCAGAAGCGGCCGGTCGAGGTCCACCTGGTCACGGATGGGGCAGAGGACCAAATCGGGCAGGCTCTTGACCGCAAAGCGGCGCAGCATCAGGAGATGCTCGCGTCAATGTCGAAGCACATGCGGGCCGCGATCGAGACTGACGCGCGCCGGCTCGCCGCATACAAGCCAACTCACAAGGGAGGGATGCCGTCATGGTTAAGTGCTTAGGCGATTACCACGGGGACGATTTCGCCATCTACAACGGGGACTGCGTCGACGTGCTGCGCCAGTTGCCGAATGCGTGCTGCGACCTTTCCGTGTTCTCGCCGCCGTTCGGAGACCTGTTCGTCTACTCGGACAGCATCGCCGACATGGGCAACTCGTCCTGCGACGGCGAGTTCTTCGAGCACTACCGCTACTGCGCGCAGGAGCTTCTCCGGGTCGTCAAGCCGGGGCGGATCGTGGCGGTGCATTGCTCGGATCTACCGACGCGCAAATGGCGGGATGGATTTATCGGCGTGCGCCCGTTCTCGGACGATCTGACGCGCGCCCACATGGAGATGGGGTTCTGGTTCGCCGGGCGAGTCACCGTCTGGAAGGACCCGGTCGTCGAGATGCAGCGGACCAAGTCGCTTGGGCTCCTGCACAAGCAGTTGAAGAAGGACAGCACGCACTCGCGACCCGGGATGCCGGACTACGTCCTGCTGTTCCGGGTGCCGGGCGATAACGTGGAGCGGGTCGCTCACACCGCCGAGGAGTTCCCCGTCGAGCAGTGGCAGCAGTGGGCGAGCCCGGTGTGGATGGATATAGACCAGACCAACGTTCTCAACAGCTTCCGCCACGCCCGCGCTGCCGACGACGAGAAGCACATCTGCCCGCTCCAGCTTGACCTAATCCACCGGCTGCTCGTGCTCTACAGCAACCCCGGCGACGTGGTGCTATCGCCGTTCGCCGGCATCGGCAGCGAGGGCTACATGGCCCTGAAGAACGGGCGCCGGTTCGTCGGGGTCGAGCTCAAAAAGGAGTATTTCGAGCAGGCTGCGAACAACCTGCGATCGGTCGAGTCGCAAGGCTCGCTGTTCGGCTGACCCCCAAACGGAGGGCGCGGGCATCAGCGGGACGTGATCGGCGCGTTCAAGGCTGAGGCTTGGAGGCGGAGGCGAAGGTGGTGAAGGGCCGGGGAGGAGGTGACCCCCGGCGGGGCCTACATGAGCGGCCCTAGCAGGACTAGAGCGTTCGGCCGCCGCCGGGGGCGCCCCTGGCGGCGTACAACTTCCGCCGGGGGCCGGAGAGAGAGCGTCCGTCTTCCAAACACCCCTACATCGCACATGCGGGGGCGGGCGTCATATCCTCGCTCGCAAGACCCGCCAGATACTCGGCGACGGTCGGGTAGCTCGATGAGCCGCATTGCCCCCTCCCCTGTGGCGAGAGTGGCCGGAATCGAACCGACGTCAGCGGTTTTGGAGACCGCCGCTCTACCACTGAGCTGCACTCCCAATTTGGTGCCCCCGGCAGGAATCGAACCCGCACCTCCTGAACACAAAGCAGGTGACCTTGCCATTGGCCTACGGGGGGGCTTGCCGGCGCTAGTGCTGCAAGCCCATCGCCGAGCCGTCCAGTCCCTTCAGCTCGCCGAGCCGCTCCTCGACGCTCTCGATCCACGCCACCAGCGCCTCGTTCGTCGCCACGGCGCGCTCCGCCGCGCCCACTGGGCCGTTGCGCAGGGCCTCAATCAGCAACTTCGCCTCTTCCGTCATCACATCCTCCGTTTCAGTCCTTCGCGCCAAAGAACCGGCAGAGGCGCTCTGCCAAAACATCGGGGTCGCCGCTCTTCTCGTTCCACTCCGCCGCCCCGTCCGCTGCCGCCTGGAGGTTCGCGAACAACTCCGGCGACACGTCGAAAGCATCGCCGAGCTTCTTCGACATCTCAGCACTGATGCCGCGGCGCCCCGACAGCAATGCGCTGAGGACGCTGGCGTGCACGCCCATGACCCACGCGAGATCCGTTGGCGTCCAGCCCCTGGCCTCAAGCTCCTCCCGGATGTACCCGCCGGGCGGGAAGACTTCTGCCGGCGCGCTCATCACGTCCTCCATGTGTGTCAGTCGTTCACTCGCACAGCCCGTAGGCCGAAGAGCATCCGTAGACGCAACCCCTCTTGGTCGCTGGGGCAAAACCAGTTGTCGCCCTCGTACCGCCCGAGCACGAAAATTCCCTCTTCCGGCAGTTCGTCCGCTGCGCGCCGCCAAACCAGCCCGCTCATCGCGTCCTCCATTCGGGTCACCTCCCATAGCCCGCTGTGCCCGCGGTGTCAAGCTGTCCGACGCTCTGGTAGTGTCTCAGTTTGAAATCCGGTAGCCCCCACGCGGCTCTCGCGGGCTTTCCCCACCGGCTATATGCTTATCGGTAAGCACCAGCCGGAGAGACACCATGCCACGCGGACCAAAGGGCGAGAAGCGACCAGCCGACGTTACCAGCAACGCCGTGCACGTCATGCGCATCGCCACGGGCGAGATTGAGGAAGCGCCACTGGAGGACGACGGGAAGGACAAGGCCGCCCAGGCCATGGGGCGGAAGGGCGGCGCGGCGCGTGCGGAGAAGCTGACGCCGGAGCAGCGGGCGGAGATCGCCAGGAAGGGGGCAAAGATGCGATGGGCCGCCCGGCAGAAATAAATCCAGGAATATTTTTCTTGATTCCCTTCCGCCCGGGGGTGTAGCATCATCAGATAGATAGCTGCGCCTGGAGGCCCTGAAGGATGGTCAATCGGTCAATGGAAGAAATCATGCAGGAAGTCGATTTCCTGCTTGGCGTCTGCTGCTTGCATCTATGCGCATATTGCGGCTGAGGCAGATCGGAGGTTCTCCGGCCACGAACGGGATCGCGCTTGTTGACCACCGCCCGCTTGGTGGGTTGAGGTCTGTAGGGTATTGGCTGGACCCGACGAACACTGAGTTCAGACGCACCCAGGTTTCCCGGCCTCTGGGGCAGGCCATCGACTGGTGCGTGGCGATAGTTCCAGTCGCAGACCGCGCTGAGGATAACCAGCGGTGGGTCGATGTAACTCGGGAACCGCCGCTAAAGCGCGAGCAGCATGCAGCGGTTTAACCACCATATGCTGACGTTAGCGCGCGAAGCGCGCGGGCTCACCCAGTCGGAACTTGCCACGAGGATCCGGGTAGGCCAGGGGACCCTATCGAAGTATGAGAACGGCGTGAACGTGCCGCCAGACGAATTCTGTGCTGTACTTGGCCGCGGCCTCGGATACCCGCCAGCCTTCTTCTACCAGCCGGAACAACCTTATGGGTTTCCTCCGTTCCATTACCGCAGGCGGAAGAAGATGTCGGCAAAGGCTCTCGGGCGTGTCATTGCCGAAATGAACATCCGTAGGATTCACATCAAGAAACTAGCGCAGTCATTCGATCTCAAGCCAAACAATTATATTCCAGAAGTAGACAGGGATGAGTTTAGGGGAACAGCCAGGCGTCCACTGGAGATCGAGGACATAGCCCGCGCTGTACGGGAGGCGTGGATGCTGCCGCGAGGCCCAATAGCCAGCATGGTGGATCTGATTGAAGAGAACGGAGGCATCGTTGTGCCTTGCGACTTCGCCGAAACAGGCCTCATTGATGCTGTAAGCCAGCGGATTGATGGTATGCCCGTCCTCTTCTTCATCAATGTTAATGCTCCGGCAGACCGCGTACGTTACACGCTCGCGCACGAGCTTGGGCATATGGTCCTTCACACAACTACTTTCAAAGATGATTGCGATATGGAGGACGAGGCAGATCAGTTTGCTGGCGCATTTCTCCTTCCTCATGAGGAAATGAAACTGCATCTGAGGCGGTTCGACCTCCGTCATGTCGCGAACATGAAGGGATATTGGAAGGTATCAATGCAGGCCATTGCATGTCGCGCGGAGCGCTTGCGCCTTATCACCCCGTACCAAAGCAAGATGTTCTGGATAGAGATGAGCAAGCTCGGTTACCGCAAGCGTGAGCCGAACGAACCACAAAAAGAAGCCCCGAGGCTGCTTCGCCAGATGGTGGAATTTCATCGGCGCAAGCTTGGGTATTCTTCTGCTGACCTTGGGGAACTACTTTGCCTCCTCCCGCCTGAGGTTGGCGTAATGTACGGTTCAGAGATCCTTGACCCGGAACCGAAAATGCCGCGCCTTCGCATTGTGCGCACTGAGCTTCCTGCTTGACGCCAAGCACAGAAGTTCATACCATCATGGGTATGAACAAGCTTCCTGCCGCAAAGCGCGTCCAGATCCTCAGCCTCCTGTGCGAAGGCTCGTCCATGCGGGCCGTCTCCCGGCTGACGGACACCAGCATCAACACCGTTGCGAAGCTGTTGGTTGACGCCGGGAAGTTCTGCGCCGGATTCCACGACGACAAGGTTAGGGGCGTAAAGGCGCGGCGGGTGCAGGTCGATGAGATCTGGAGCTTCACCTATGCCAAGCAGCGCACGGTTGGCACCGCTAAGGCCGCGCCCGATGGTGCCGGCGATACGTGGACGTGGACAGGCATCGACGCCGACACGAAGCTGATCGTCTCGCACTTCGTCCGTGAGCGCGCAACTCCGCCCAAGCAGCCTTGGCGTCTACTAACATTGAAGGGGCGTTTAAGCCGCTACGGGCGCAATCTGCGCGATGACGTGACCCGGCATAGCCCGGCTTTGCCGGCACCCATGGACCAGATCAGACGCATCGCCAACCGGCCTCATGTCCACGACTGAGCAGCTATGGTTAGCTTCAAGCGTCTCTTTCAAGATCCTGAGAGCCATCTCCGTGGCTTTTGCCTCGGACGGGCCGACGACGTTGACGAACGGGACCTCATTGCACGTTATGAACACGGAACCGTCTTCGCGGTGACGAGCCGTTAATGTGACCAGAAATTCGTTCATCGGATTCCTCGCTTGCCTGCGTTCTCTCTTAGGGCATCTACGGGCGGCCCGCCATAACTAGATGATACTAACGTCACGCCGTGCCCGGGGCGTGGGGCCGCGGCCAGGGGATTTCAAACTGAGACACTACCCTACGGGGGCTTGGGTCGAGGCGGGCGTGTTCGTGTTTGATGTCAACCAGATGGATCATGAGTTCTGAGCGGAGGCGCTTCTGTCCGACGCTCCGGCATGACCCGTTTGCGCGGCAGCCGCCGAAACCGCCGGGCTCGTGGCCGTGTCCGATAGGCCGTGTCGGACACGTCGTTGATATTCCTCGCTGCTGCCGCTGACTCTTAAATCAGCGGGTCCAAGGTTCGAGTCCTTGTGCGCCCACCACCTTTCCAAGGGGCTTAGCTCCACCCCCAACTGCCCGACGCTGTCCGACGCCACCAAAGTCGGGACGGCATCCCGAAGGATTTTCGCATTTCCCTGTTGACGGGCGCGCCGCAATGCGCAATATTTTCGCCCATCACAACGAACAGTGGAGAAAGGAAAAACCCAAGATGCTCGACATCGGAAACGGCGGCCTGGAGATCAGCGCCTTTACGTGGCAGGGGACCGCCGAGAAAGCTCACGTCAACAAGGCGGGAGACACGGTTGCGGAGATCGTCCGCAAGGGGCCGCTCTACAAGGTCAGGGTGTACCCGACCCCGGCGTTCAAAGACCACTGGGTCGGGATGGAGTTCAGGACGGAGGAGGCCGCCATCGCCGGCATCGTCGGCGCCATGGCGGTCATCGAGGACAAGAGCGAAGAGGGGCTGTTCTAGGCGCCCACGGGAGCGGGAGAAGAAAATGAGAGGGACGCACGATGAGCAAGACAATCGCGCCGGCTGCCTGGACCGGCTGGCAGCCGATCCGGGTGGTGGCTAGGGAGGGGGAGCCACTTCCGGGGCAGCCCCGTGATTCCAGGGTCGTCGTCGTCGAGGCGACCATTGGCGGGATGAGCTTCGCCCAAGCCGTGGCCGTCAGCGACGGCGATGAGGAGGATGCCGCGGCGATGGCCATCGACCTGATCTGCGGCCAGAGGAGGAGGCCGAGGAGGAATAGCCGGCCCCACCGCGTCGGGCGGAGATGGGCGGCAAACCACAAGGAAAAGGGAGGACGCCATGTAACGGGCCGAAGGAACGGCGGGCGTGGGGTTGCGAGCGCCCCGGACGAGCGCCCGCCATTCATCAACCTTGGGAGAGACGAGAAAGATGAGGAAAGCAATGATCGCCCCACCTGCGGGTGTCTACCTGTGCACGGTAATCAGGGCCACCGGCGAGACGATCTGTGGGATTGCGCCCTGTCAGCTTGGTCGAAGCAAACTCGTGGCTCGCCGCACCACCAGAAGACGGAACCTATCGGTTTTATTCATCGTCTCGATGCGATGGCGGGAGGTGGCCAATCGACCGGCTGCTGAGGGGGAGGTGCGATGAAAGCGTTCGGCGAGATCTGTGGCGTTGTCGGCATGATGCTGGTCACCGCCGTCCTGGCGGGCGTCGCGTACAACCTTGTCAGGAGCATGTTTGAATGGGAGTCGTGGCGGGGATGGGTGGCCCTCGCCGCCATCATCGGAGTAGTGCTGGCGTCCATCGGTTATGCCTGCGCGTCGCTGGGCGACGACGACAAGAGCGAGCTCCGATGACCCCCGCCGAGTTCAAGGCGCTGCGTGAACGGCTCGGCATGACGCAGAAGGCGTTCGGCGCTGAGTTTGGGCGCACGGAGCGGTGGGTGCAGATGGTCGAGCGCGGGCCGGCGGTCGAGCCTATGGTCGAACTCGCCTGCGAGGCGCTGGAAAAAAGAAGGGCCGCTGCATCCGGGGGGAAGTGCAGCAGCCTAGGAAGATAGGGAGGGTCGCAAGAGGCGCCGGGTAAGCGCCCCGCGCGGGATGCCGCCTTAATAGGCCCCCACGCGGGTCATGTCCAGAACTTTCTACGGCGCCGTCCAGACGCGCACATAGTCCACGGTGTATCCGCAGCCAGGGCCGCTGCCGAACATCACCGGCCCCCTGAAGTCGGCCATCAGGTCAAGCCACTTCGGCGCGACCTCGCCCATTTTGGAGCCGTTCAGCCACCACGAGTACCGGCCCGGCAGCGACATGGAGCCGGCGACGAAGAACTGCTCCGGGCTCGCCATCGGCTTGCGGGTCATCTCAATGCCGTGGAACTCCTTGTCGCTCGCCTTCCAATGGTGGATGGCTCCGATGAAGTCGCCGCCGATGTTCTCGTAGAAGTCGGGCTCGAGGAACACGCGCCCCGCGGTCGGCGTGAACCAGTGGCGGCTGTCCATGCTCCAGAACGCCGGGAAGCCACTGGTCTTCCGGCAATCGGCGTGCTTCCAGCGGATCTCCGTTGCCCACCGATCGCCACGCATCAGGAAGCCCGTGCCATCCGGCGTGGCGCTGATGAAATTCGCCTGATAGTTGTTGTGCGTCGGCTCCACCGACATGACGCCCGGGGCGAACCGAAACGCCGACTCCGGCATGACCCGCGCGCCGCCGAACTTGGGGTTGCCCGCGCCGACCTGGGCGAACGTCTGCCCGGGCTTAAGCTCTGTCGTCAGGCTGATGCGCTTCGGGTCCGAGAAATCTTCGCAGAACGCCAGCCTCGTCAGGCCCGCGGCCTTGGCGTGGGCCGGCGCTGCCGCCGCATCGCAGTCACGGCTGGTCACTGGCGGCGGGGGAGTCGGGGGAGGCGGTGGCGGCGGGGTGTCGCCATCCACCAGCGCGCCCGGCAGCGTCACCTCGATGGCGTTGATCATCGATGTTGCTGGGTTGGCCCAGGTGATCGGCAGGCCCTGCGCGCCGACCTTGACGCCGAGCACGTCCTTGACGACAGCTGCGCGATCAGCGCCCGCCGTTTCAAACACGTCGAAGGTCGGCAACTTGACCTCGCCGACCGTGATGTCCATAGGCCGGCGCCCAGCCGTCGTGAACCACGTCTCAGCGAAGTGTAGGTGCACGTCGTAGGTGCCGGGCGTCAGCGGCAAACTGTAGCCGCCCATCCCCCACCTTTCGGTGCGGTAGAGGGCCTCGCGACCAGGCGCCCCGGCGATCTCAATGGGGCCGCGGTCAACCGTCCTGCCGCCGATGGCCCACTGATCGCCAGCGCCCCCAGCGTTGATCAGCAGGCCGCTGCCCTGGATATTGATGCGCTCGCCGCTTGGCGGCGGGGGCGGTGGTGGCGGTTTAGGAAGGTCTGGGGGCATGTTGGCAACCCCAGTGAACGCAGTGCGGTTGTAGTTGCGCCCGACCATCTCGGGCCGCACCGGCGAGCCTTCGCGGGGCTTGCCTTTGCACCACGTCCCATCAGCGGAACCCGCCGGCAAGATCGCGCAGTCGTTGTGAAACCCGCTGGCGGCGGGGCGCGAGGCGTAGGGAAAATGCCCGTCAAGATAGACTTCGCGGAAGGTGGCCTTTGCCGGCTTGCTGCCAGCCAGCCCCTCATTCCAAAACAGCGCCCAGCCGATGCCGTGCTTCTTCGACGGCTGCCGCTTCGGATCGTCCGCGATCAGATGAACGTGGTCGAGCGTCAGCGTGTGGACGCCGTGCCCGGCTGGATTTCCCGGCGGCCTCGGCGGCACGAAGATGCCCTGGCCCAGCACCCGGGCTGTCATGTTCTGCACGACGAGCTCGTGCTGTGCCCCGCTGCCCTGCGCGTGGAACACGTCGCCGTGCGTGCCGCCGGCTCCGCAAGTTCCGGCCCCCTCGGCGTAGATGTTCTGGAGAACGACCCGCGCGCCCGGCCGCATGGCCAACGAGTTGATGATGTCCTGGCACGTGGCGCGGGCGTCGAACTTCACGCCCTCGACTAAGGCCGTGCCGCTGATGTTGTGAAGGCGCAGCAGCGCCTGGCCACGAACGCCCGTCAGCGGCCCCTGCGGGTGGACGTTGACGATCTCGCCCCCGACGACATGGGCGTTTTTTGCAGGGTTCTCGGGCGTTCCGCCGAGCATGCTGATGATCTGCCCGCCGGGGACCTTGGGCGGCTGGCACGTCCGGTCGCGGGGCAGCGTTACCTTCACGTCGCGGCCTGCCGCCTGCTCGGCAGTGGGCCAGCGCGGATCCTCTGGGCAGACGTTGTCGACGACAAGCGCCCCGGGCCGCATGGGCGGTGGCGACTCGAGGTCCTGGGTCCATGGGGCGGCGTGGGCGGTAGGCGAGACGAGTGCGGCGGCGACCGCCGCGGCAAGCGTCTTTTTCATATGCGGTCCTCCATCGGTCACCGTGAGAATGCCACGCAACCCTTTACAAGTCCATGAAGGGCAACCCAAGCGGGCCATTACGCCGCCAATTTTTAGTCTTGACGGGCGCCCCAGCGTTGTCTAGGTATGCGGGCGTTGCGTGCACATGACCCGAACGGAGGATGACTTTTGGCGACACAGCTTGCGGCCCCGCGGGCCGGCGGAACCAGCCTCACAATTCAGGAGCGCCTCATGGCGCCGGACATGGTGCGGCGCTTCTCCCAGGTCGTCCCGCGCCACCTCAACCCGGAGCGGATGCTGCGGGTGATGACGCACTGCATCCACAAGACGCCCAAGCTGGCGGACTGCGACTTCGCCACGCTGCTCGGCGCCATGCAGGCGTGCGCGTCGCTTGGTCTGGAGCCGAACACGCCATTGGGCCACGCCTACCTGATCCCGTTCAACGTCAGCGCCAAGCTGCCGGACGGCACGTGGCAGAAGAAGCCGAGCGTCAACCTGATCATCGGCTACCGCGGCTACATCGACTTGGCACGCCGGTCCGGCACGCTCGTCAACATCCACGCCGATGTCGTCTACGAGGGCGACGACTTCGATTTTGCCTACGGCAGCGGCCAGCATCTCATGCACCGTCCCCGCGGCACGCGCGGCAAGCCGATCGAGGCTTACGCGTTCGCCAAGCTGAAGGACGGCGAGGCGTTCGAGGTTCTGCCCTACGCGCGCGTCTTGGAGATCCGGGACAACTCGGAGGGCTACAAGTCAGCGGCAGCCGCCGCGGCGAAGTACAAGAAGGACAACGACAGCCCGTGGGTCAAGCACGAGCACGAGATGGCCGCGAAGACGATGGTTCGTCGGCTGGCCAAGTGGCTGCCGCTGTCCCTCGAGTTCGCGAATGCCGCCCGCCTCGACGAGATGAGCGAGACGGGCCGGGTCGACTACACCGCGTTCATCGACGCAGACATCGAGACGGGGCTGGCCGCGGCCGAGATCGAGCACGACCCCGAAACAGGCGAGGTGAAGCAGATCGAGGCGCAGCCGGCAGTGCCGGCACCAGAGGTGCGCGCGCAGCCTGCGCAGGTGGTCGCCGCGCCGGCGGCGAAGAAGGCGCTGTTCAGTGAGGAAGGGTGAATGACAACCATCCGCGCCGCGGCGCTGGCCGCGGTCACGGCGCTCGCCCTCTCCGGCTGCGCCAGCATCGTCAGCGGCACCACAGATCAGGTCGAGATCGACAGCGACCCGTCTGGCAAGGACTGCGTGGTGTATCAGGCCGGCGATGTCGTTGGCCGGGTGACGACGCCTGAGACCATCGTCGTCAAGCGCGCGGCCAGCGATCTGCTGGTGACGTGCGGGGACAGCCGAGCCAGGGCCGGGAGCGGCTTCAACGCGTGGACGCTCGGCAACATCCCGCTCCTCACGCTCGGCATCTTCGGCCTGCTCACTGACGCCATCACCGGCGCCTACCACGACTACGACGACGTGGAGGTGAGGGGGTGATGCTGACGGACGCGCAGGATGCCCTCATACTCAAGGTGTTGGCCGCTGCCATCGCGGGCGTAACCGACACCTCGGCGCGTGCGCTCGCGGGACGAATTGGCGCGCCGGACGGTCGCAGCGCCGCCGGATGCCTCAAGCGCCTGCGGGCCGCCGGGCTTGTTCGCCCAACGGCATCTGGCGGGTGGGAGATCACGGATGCCGGCCGCAAGGCGGCGGAGGAGGGGTGATGACGATCGAGACCGAAGACGACAGGACGCTTACGCCGCAGGAGACTGTTGACTTGGCGATCAATGCGACCTGCTTGCAGATAGCCATCTTCAACCAAGCGGCCACGGCGGCCACAAAGGGGCTGGAGGCGCTGCTGAATGACCGCCGTGAAGAGTTCTACTTGGCAGAGTACACCATCGGCGTGCTCAACGGCATGTCGAGGTCGCTGAGGAAGATCTGGGAGCGATCCATGGGCCAGGGCGGCGACTGCCGCCAGGTCATCGCATGGGCGGTGAAGGCGAACGCCGTGACGCCGGCCGAAGATGCCGAGCCGGCCCCCGAGGAGCCCATCGGCGGATGGGGCGGGAAATGACCCTGCCCCTACCCGAGTCCGAGGAGCATCGCCTGCTGCGCTTCACAGCGGCGGTGCGGCGCGAACTCGGGAAGCGCAAGCGCCTCTACCCCTCGTGGGTCGAGGAGCGCGAGATGACGCAGGCCCAGGCGGACGAGGGGATCGCTGTCATGGCCGACCTTCTCGCCTACCTGAACGAGCGGCTGGAAGAGGCAAAGGCGCCGCGGGCGCCATGCGGAAGGAGGATAGGGTGACGAAGTTCGATAGACGAGCCTTTTCGGAAGCTGCGGAAAGGCCCGATGGGTTTCGGGCGATAGTCGACGAGTTCGAGCGGCTCCACGAGGAGGTCGCGGGGCTTGTCAGCAGGGTCAGGCATCTGGAGACCCGGGCCGATGGCAATGCCGACCGGTTCACGCGGTTGGACGCAGCCATCCGGGACGCTGCCGGCGGATACAGGGCCAACAAGGGCGACCTCGACAGAGCCGTCAGCGCCATGAACGGGCAGATCAAGGAGCTGCGCGCCGCTGTCAAGAAGCTGCAGGAGCCGCCCAAGCCGAAGACGGGCTGGGCGGTGGTGGACGAGGACGGCGACCCGTACACGCGCGACGCCGGGTTCACGGATGACTACGGCCTAGACGACGCCATCTGGTTCGATACAGAGGCCGATGCCGAGGTGCTGGTGCGCGCGCTCGGCAAGGGGCGAGCCGCCCTCCTGAATCGTGAGACGCTGGAGGAGGTGGGATGACCGAGTTCGACGCCGACCGGTTCATGCTGTCGCTGGAGCGCTGGCCAGAGGCTGGCCAAGTCGTCCACATCCACGGGCGGTGCTGGGTGCGCAACACGGCCAACAACCGCTGGGACCGGCACTCGGCCGGGGATTCTGCCGACATTTTCCCGCCCGTCTCTATGATGTTAGCAGACCCAATCTTCACCATCCTCGGCGCCATCGCCACGCTGGCCGAGCACATCGAAGACCTGAGCGCCAAGCTGCCGCGCGTCTCCGAGGACCACGAGCGCCGGCTGCGCGCGCTTGAGGCGCCCGAGACGGGGTGGGCGGTGGTGAGCGACGACGACCAGTTCCTTCTGTTCACTGTCGGATCCGGCTTCGACTACACGTCGAGCTGCACCCCGAATGACGTGCTCTGGTTCGACAGCCCGGATGGTGCCGTTGCGCTTGCCCATGCGCTCTATCGGCTGCTCGGCAAGGGGCGAGCCGCCCTCCTGAATCGTGAGACGCTGGAGGAGGTGGAGTGAACCTCGTCGTCTCCAAGCACGCGATCGAGCGGTTCCGGCAGCGTATTGACCAGAGCGTCAAGGACGACGCGGAGGCGGCGCAGGCGATCATCGACAGCATCGAGAACGGGGCGGTGACATCTGAGCCGGCAACCGGAGGCGCCACCGTCCTGCGGACGAGGCGCCCTTACGCCATGAAGGTCGTGGTGAACCGGTCAGGAAAGGTGCTGACGGTCGCGTGGGCATCCCTGCGCCGCGACCAGTACCACGGGCTCCGGCGCAGCCGCGCCTACGGGAACCACAGGGTGACTTCCGCATGAACCTCTCCATCGCCGATTTTCGTGGCGTCCGCCGCGCCGAGATCGAGCTCGGGCCGCTGACGCTTGTGGCCGGGCGCAACGGCGCCGGCAAATCCTCCGTCTGCCTGGCCGCGGGCGCAGCACTGACCCTGCAGGCGATCCCGCCGATCGACGGTGAGAAGATCGCGAAGAAGGATGCGTGGCTCCTTGTGCGCACCGGCGCCACCGTCGCCGCGGTGACGCTGGAGCACCCGGGCGGATCTGTCTGCCTGTCCTGGCCGGGCGCCACGGTGTCCACCGTGGGCGACAACCTGCGGTGCTCGGCGTTCTCAGCCGGTCTCTCCCGGTTCACGGCCCTGCGGCCGGAGGAGCGCGCGCGCTACCTGCAGGATGCCATCGGCGCCAAGCCTGACCGCGACGACCTCGCCAAGGGCCTCGCCGAGGCAGAGATGGCGGAGAACACCATCGACAGTGCAAACCATTTTGCCGCCGCCGGCAAAATGGTCGGCTTGGACGCCATGTGGCGCCGGATCGAGGTGGACGGCTGGGACGCATCCCACGCCGCGGCGCAGAAGCGCGGGGCTGAGTACAAGGGCCAGTGGCGCGAGGTCACCGGCGAGGCGTACGGCAGCGCCAAGGCGCAGGCGTGGCGCCCGGCGGCGCTGCGTGACGAAGACCTCGACGTGCCCATGGAGGATCTGCTGCGGCGCCGTGACGAGGCGAAGGGGGCTGCCATCTCTGCGGCCGTTGCCGCCGACCGCGAGGCGAGGAAAGAGGCTGCGGCAAAGAAGGCTGCGGTGGCCGAGCGCCACATCCCCGACCTCAAGAACACCGTGGCCACGGCGAAGAAGGCCATGGACCAGGCGCTCTCGCAGCGGGCGCAGGCGCCGGCCCACGAGGGCGACAGTGGGCTGCCGTGCCCGTGGTGCGCCAAGAGCGTGCGGGTCGTGCGCGAGACCGGCATGGGCGCCGGGTTCTACGCCATCGAGAAGTACGAGCAGGCGCTGAGCAAGGAGGAGCACGACAGGCGCACGAAGATGCTGGCTGCCCTCGACAAGGCCGTGGCGCAGGCCACGGAAAGCTGGCGCGAGGCCGCCGGCACGCTGGCGCAGGCCGAGGCGGACGTGAAGGCGTACAAGGCGTTGCTCGACGCGCCGGCAAAGCCCGCGGAGGCGCCGGAGCCAGACATCTCCGAGCGGGTGGCCGCCGTCGAGAAGTTCCGCCGGGCCGCCGAGATCGCCGGGAAGATCGCGCAGAACGCCATCGTGGTCGAGGCACTGGGGCCAGGTGGCGTGCGGGCCTCCGTCATGGGCAAGGCGCTGAAGCGGCTGAACGACGAGCTCGTATTCTTCTGCTCGGCCTCCCGGGAGGGCGTGCCGCCGCCGCAGATCGCCGCCGACATGTCCGTCAGCCGCGACGGCAGGCCATACGCGCTGCTCAGCGAGAGTGAGCGGTTCCGCTGCGACGTGGCGATCCACGTGGCTCTGGCGAGGGAGTGCGGAGACACGGCGATCGTCATCGACGGCGCTGACGTGCTGGACGCCGGCGGCCGGCAGGCGCTGGTAACGGGGTTGCTCGCGGCCGGGGTGCCGGCGCTCGTCGGCATGACGCTGAGCGCCGAGAGGCTCATGCCGGACCTGTCCGAGGTCGGCGGGCGGTCGTACTGGATGGAGGGGTAGGTGACGAAGGAGTGCGAGGACGCACTGCACAGCGAGGCTGGCCGGCGCGGCATGTTGATGCTGGAGGACATTAACGAGAGAGTCCGGCGCATCGTCGGAGGCAAAGATGCGCCGGCCGTGAACCCGGCGCACCAAGAGCGCTGGGTGCTGGCGATCGCGGTTGCGCATGGTTACGGCCCTCCCCCCACGCCAGAGGCCCTGACATTCTCCAGTGAGGCCGACGCGATGGCGGCATCGAACCTGGCCGACGTGAAATGCTGGCCGGTGAAGGTGGCTGGGTGATGTTCTGCCCGCACGAACTGAAGCAGTGGCGCATTGAAGCCGGCCTCAGTCAGTTGAAGCTTGGCCACATGCTCGGCATCGCCCCCGACTCCGTGCGGCGGTACGAGGATGGCAGGCGCACGCCTGACGCGGACACAGCCATGCGGATCGACGCGCTGATCGCCGGGCGCCCGACCTTGGCCTGCGGCCCAAACGGAGAGGACCCGCTGCTGATGCGGCTGATGGAGGTCGAATGCCCGGCGTACGGATGACCGACGAGGATCGGCTGATCCAGGACATCAAGCTGGTTGCCGAGCTGCTGGAGGAGCAGGTGAAGAACCTCCGCCGGTACATCAAGTGGCGCGACAGTCAGCCAATGCACCGCAATGCGGTCGGGGCCGCCGAGATCGGGCACAACGCGCTACTCGCCCTCGGCAACACCGCCGGCATCGTGCACGAGCACACGAAGGACATCGCCCGGCAAGTGGGCAAGCTGGAGAGGAAAGCATGAGCCACGAGCGTGACGGCGACTATCACGGCTTCGTTTGCGATACGTGCGATGACGAAGATGGCAACATCGGTGATTTCCACGAGGTCTGGGGCGACCTGAAGCAGGACGGATGGCGCGCCTTCATGGGAGACGACGGCGAGTGGGAGCACAAGTGCCCGAGGTGCTGCAGCAAGGGGGTCGGATCTGGCCTGTGCTTAGCCAAGTGGGATCGCCAGTGAATGGGCTTGGCGCCGTCCTGTTCTGGGCGCTCTACGGACTCTTCGTTCTCTACTTCCTGCTGTTGGCGGGCGGGTGCGCCGCGGAATGTTGCTTGTGACCCCCATCCTCGCCTTGGACCTCGGCGCTACGACCGGGTGGGCGGCGCGGGACAGCGCCGGGGCCATCCGCTCCGGCTCCGTCCGGCTGGCCAAGACCACGGCGAAGCAGGGCGCCAGGCTCAACGGGCTGTCCGAGCGGCTGAGCGAGTGGCACTCGCGGTTCCTGCCAGAGCTCTACGTCTACGAGCAGCCGTTCATCCGCGACGGCGTCCAGATCACCGCGAGGCCGCTCGTGCAGTACGAGGGCATGGTCCTGGCGTGGTGCGACCGGGTCAAGGTCGAGGCCGTCGCCCAGGACCCCGAGTTGGCGAAGAAGGCCATGGGCCGGGCCAGCCTCGGCAAGGACGATATGATGCGGATCGCCGGGATGATGGGCTACCCCGTCGCCGACCACAACCAGGCCGACGCGCTGGGCCATTTGTTCTGGCGCATCGGAGTGCTGAGCCAGACGGCGCTGGCGCTTGAGCAGCCGCGGCGGAGGAAGGTGAAGTGCTAAGGACCGCGGACGTGGCAAAGATGCTGGACGTGTCAGAGGCGACCCTGCGCGGCTGGCGCCGCCTTGGCAGCGGGCCGCCATACATCAAGGTTGGCAGGGCGGTACGCTACCGCCCGGAGGACGTGGAACGATGGGTAGAGGAGAGGCGGAAAGATGGCAATGGCAACGCTGACTGACGAGGACGGGCGGGTGCTGCTGGAGTGGGAGGGCAAGCCGCTTCCGGCGGACGAGCTCCCCCGCATGGTCGACCGGTTCGCCCAACTGTTCCGCGAACAGCAGGAGTTGGCCGAGAGCCTGAAGGACCTAGCCGACGAGGCCAAGGCGAAGGGCTTCAACCCGGCAGCGATGAAGCGGGCAGCCAAGCTGAAGATCGACGCCGCCGGCAAGCTGAAGTTCGAGGAGGGCATGAAGACCCTGCTCGACTACATGGAAGCCGCCGGCGACCCGCTGGAAATTGGAGCACGATGATGAGCATTTCGGATATGCGCGTTGCGTTCGACTTGGACTTTGCCAGCATCAGAACAATCGCTCAGGCGATGGGGCTGACCGACGCCCAGACGGCGCTCGTCTTGTCGCTGGTAACTTGCGCATACGAGGCCGGGGTTAAGCATGGCGCTTTGCGAGGACAGGGCGAATGACCATCCTCTCCCGCATCTTCAGCCTCTGCCGCCGGCGGGCATCCAGCGAGCCCCGCGTGGTCGAGAGCGTCACGGTCGACGGCCTCACCGCCACCGTCGTCGAGGTCGACGACGTGTTCGATGCGGAGGAGTGGCCGCGCGTGCCGGAGGTCGGCGACTTCGTCACCGCCAAGCTTGTGGGCAGGGACGGCGTCAGGCAAGGGTGGGTGCGCGAGGTGCTCGCGGACGGCCGCTTCGTCATTGTCGGCCAGAGCGGCGCGACCTACTCATGTGAGGGGCCGTTCTCCATCGTCATCAACCCGCCGGATAGGATCGAGCGATGAGACAGCCGCGCCTGCGCGACATCGACGGCACCGTCTACGACCCCGACACCGGGCTGCCGGTGGCACGGGAGGTGCGCGAGTGGCGCGCAGTGGTGGACGCTGTGCGCCGCATGCCGGCCGCATCGGCCGAGCCGCCGGCCGTCGCGTTCAAGACCAACCCCATCTTCGTGCCGCCTGCCGGGACCAAGGTCTCCGACCTCACGGTCGAGATCGGCGGGCTTGGCTACGCGCCGGCTCCGGCGACCGAGACATTCTACGAGTTGGACACCACGTGGATGCCGCCGACAAGGACAGGACACAGGTTGGCGGGGGGCGGCTACGGCGATCCCATCATCGCCAGCGTGACCCACAGGGTCCTGCGGGAGGTCCGCGGCCTCCCTGTGGTCGTCAACTGCGAGAAGGCGCCAGGCGAGCCGTGGGTCGTTACGTTCGACGACCCGGAGTTCTCGGACGTCGTGGTGCGCGGCGACGATCTCGAGACGGCGATCTCCGCTGCTGTCGGTGCCGCCAACGATCAGGCCAAGGCCCCATGACCTTCCGCCTCTCCGCCCGCAGCGAGGCGCGGCTGGTCGGCGTGCACCCGGATCTGGCGCGCGTCGTCCGTCACGCCATCACCATCACCACCGTGGACTTCGCCGTGTTCGAGGGCGTGCGCACGATCGAGCGCCAGCGGGAGCTCTACGCCCGGGGCGCCAGCCGCACGATGAACAGCCGGCACCTCACCGGCCACGCCGTCGATCTGGTCGCGTGGGTGCCGGATCCGCGCACCGGCAAGATGGGGTTGTCGTGGGCCAGCGAGCACTACACGGCGATCGCCTATGCCATGAGCGAAGCAGCATACCCGCCGACAGGGCCGTACGTGCCGATCGAGTGGGGCGGGTCCTGGCCGTGGTTCAGGGACCTAGCGCACTTCCAGTTGCCGTGGCGGCTGTACCTTGCCGGAGGGCCTGGGTTGGCGTAGTCGTCCGACCCATGATGATGATCGCGAGAAAAGATGCCCAGGCGAGGCAGTGGCTGGCCCTCAGCGGGCGCGAGGGCTAGTGTGGCTTGGCTACCCAGGCCGTGCCGTTGTGTGTGTACCCCCAGTTCGTCGCGCTGCCGCGCAGGCGGTACATCGAGCCCTCGCGGATGTTGGCGTCCGGCAAATTGGTGGCCCAGGACGTGCTCTCAACCACCAGTCCGTCGATCCACGCTTTGACATTCGCACCAAAAACTGACGTCGATAGTGAGACGCTGACGCTACCGGCTGGCTCCTGAGCGATGTCCTTCAGCACCAGCTCCTGCACGTCGGCGCACCCTGTCAGCGTCAGGGCCGGGGTTCCTGCTGTCGCCCGCCGGAATTTCAACCCGTCAATGACAAGGCGCATTACCGGGCTACTTGTGCAGTTAAGGTTATGGTCCCCAATGATCATGCAGTCGCGGATCGAAACCCTGTAGTGGTCACCGAGGCTGATGGGGCCGTTAAACTCGCAGTCGCGCAGCTTGAGTGTGCCATAGGGGTAAGAGCCGAGAACGCTGTGCTGCAAAGCGTTCGTTGATCCGGGCTCGCCCGCGAGCACCGTCACGTTTTCGAGGACGGTTTCCATGTTCTCGGACGTCGCGGCGTTGATGTAGATGCCGATGCCCGTCCACTTCTCGACGGTCACGTCTTTGAAGACGTTTCGCCCGCCAGCGAACGGCGCGTCGCCATCAATCTCGATGCCGCGCGAATCAGCCACATCCCCCGTACGGATGATGGCGTCGCTTATATGGTGCGAGTATGCGTTGTCGAGCCTCACCCCGTAAGTGAGGCTCGCGTGTCCGTGCACACGGAGACCGGAGATCACTACGTTCGCAGAGAAGTAGGCGTCCGTGATCGAGGATGATTTCAGTGCTCCGCACTGGACAGATGATAGCGCCACGCTGTCAGAGACGGAGATGGTCACCTCTCCGGGCGTGACTAAGTTCGAGAACGACCCCTTCCGTACGCCCCATATCGCGATACTTTCCACCGCAAGGAGGTTCGTCCCGACGACGGGGCTGTCGCTCGTTCCGCCCGAAGACGCGGCAAGGGTGCCGATGGTGATTGCATTGAAGCGCAGGTTCGAGATGCAGATGTTCTTGCACGTCTCGGCATTCGAGTTAGCCTCGATGTCGAACATGCCATTCCCGTAGCAGTCATCTACGGTCGCGCCGTCTACGTTTATAAGCGCGAAATCCATACGCCCACAATCCTGGGCGCTACAGCGGCGAAGCGTCACATTCGTCGGGATATTGGCTCCAGACCCGGATGAGGTGATCCAGAACCCATCAGAAAAGCAATCTTTTGCGTGGACGTCTTCGATCAAGAGATTGTCGTTCGCGCCATCGAACTTAATGCCGTGCATCTGCGTAGTGCCCACGGCCGCAGCCTTATTCCCGTCCACCATGAAACTACGCAGACGGACATTGTGAATGCCAGAGGCGGCCTCGGCAATTACTGCATCCCAACTGGCGATACCGTCAAGCGCCTTGAAGATGGTTAAGCGTCCCGATCCAAATAAGCTTGTGTTCGCCCGCAGGAGCAGGTTCTTGACCCTATAGGTCCCCGCCGGGAAGTACAGAGGGATGCCCAGCGGTGCGCAGGCGTCGATAGCCGCCTGGATGGCGGCGGTGGCGTTAGTTCCGGCATCTACGGCGGCCTGAACGCCAGCAAACGTCATGACGTTGCGGAATGAGCCAACCGTCGTCCGCTCCGCCGCCGTCATGAACAGCCTGTCGGCGGTTTCGGTGACTTGGCCGGCGCTAACGCCGGAGATCATGCCCGAGAGGAATGGCATCACAGTTAAGCCCTCGTGCCCATAGCGACCACCACCGTGGCCCCGGCGCCCAGGTCGCCGGTCTTGACGCCCATCCTGGCCCGCCAGCCGCCGCCCAGCGTGAACTTGCCGAGGCGCGGCAGCAGCATCGTGCCGTTCACGGTGCCAGCCGTATTGCCGACCGGATGGTACGTGTCCTCGCTAGGGCGAGCCGCCTCGATCGTCACAACTGAGGTTGGGCCGGTCGGGACGATGGTATAGTAAACGACCATGTCGGACCCGTCCGCGCCGGGGTTCTCGTAATCGTCCGACCACGTATTGTGCACGGTGATGGTCTTTGTGACGGCGTCGGCCTCGCCGATCTTGTAATTCGTGCCCTCGAAGACTTGCTTGCTCATGTTCCCTCAGTTCGTGCAGAAGGTGGCGCGGTTGTAGTTCATGCCGACCTTGTTTCTCGGCGCCCAGTCTCCGCCAGGCGGGATGCCCTTGAGGATCTCGCCGGCGATCAGCGAGTTCGGCGTGAACCTGATCTTGTTCGGGTCCGTCAGATCGACGAAAGCCTGCGTGCCAGTCGCAGCTCCGGGCGAGATGTTCCTGTCACCAGCGCGCCAGTCCATGTAGACACCCTCGCCGAGTGTAACGGGCCATTTCTTCGTATCTGTCGAAGCAGACCCGAAGAAATACATCATGGTGTTGCCAGACGGATACTTAAAAACGTCGTAGCGCGGGACGCCGTTCACGCCCCAGTAAATATTCGTGCGCTTGATGTTGGCGCTAAAGCCTGTGCTGTTCTTTGAGCGGTCTGGGACGAAGATGCCCTGCCCCTTCATCATGCAAGAGAAGCGGTCAAAGTTCATCTTTACGCCGCCCTTGCCGTCGCGCTCCTGGAAGTGGCCCTGCGTCTGGAAGCAGTCGCCGTGACAGGTCCCGATCTTGTTGTAATTGTTGTTGCCACCCCAGGTATTCACCACCGTCACAGTGATGAAGTCGTTGATCCACGGGATCTGCGTATTGTGGTTGGGCTGCACGGTGATGATGTCGCACCGGTCTCCGGCATCAATGAGGAGGCCCTCGATGTACGTGTTCTTCGTCCCCATGATGCCGAGCGCGCGGGTCTCGCCGGACGGCGTGTTCGTCCAATCCTGGACGATTTCGCACCCCTTGATGTGAACGTTGCGGCCGCCGAACACCTTGATCGACGTCTTCACCACCGCGTTGCAAGTTACCATCGCATCTTGGTTTTCACCGAGCGTGATGGACTTGCCGCCAGCGCCGACGACGTGAACCTGCGGGCTGACCAGGGTCGGCGGCGGGATGCACGCGCCAGCATCCGGCTCAGGGTCTGGATCTGGCGGCGGCTCGTCGGGGGCGGCGCACGGGCTGCGGGCCGCCGGGTCGAAGAACTCGAATGCTCCGATGTCGGGCGTGGAGCCGCGGCTCCGCCCGTCGCGATCCACGCCGGTGTTGAAGCTCGGCAGGCCGGCGTCGCGGGCCGGGGAGGACGACTGCAAGTGCCAGTCGCTTGCACTCACGAACTTAGGATCCGCCGTGATCGTGCCGGCGGCCACCGCGGCCACGCTGCCGATCATCGGCGTCGCAACGTCGTGGAACAGGTTGTTCGGGTAGACGGTATCGGCGCCGATGTCGCCGCTCGTTGAAATGCCCGTCGATGCCGCGGCGATGATGTTGTTCGCGACCGCCATCGACCGCCCGAGGCCGCTGCCGGCGGCGGCGCCCACCGAGACGCCGACCGTCGTGGAGACGATGGTGTTGCCGGCGATGTCGACGTTGTCGGCGCGGTCGGCGGTGAGGATGCCCTTGCCGGCGACGGTGCGCACGAGGTTGTTGCGGGCATTGCCGGTGGAGCCGAGGCGGATGCCAGACCAGCCGGCGCCCGCCGAGAAGTCGAGATAGCCGGCGTGCAGGCCCGGGTTGCGGCCAAGCTTGCCGCCCCAGTGGCGCGGCGTCGTGGTGATCTTGAGCGCCGCCTGCTTGCTGGCGATGACGTCGCCAGCGTCGTTCAGCACCTTTATGAGCGGGCGGCCCACGCGGTCGCCGATCGGCACCAGCACCTGCTTGCTGTCGCCGGCCAGCTTCATCTGCTTGGCCGGCAGGGTGCCGTCGTAGATCGTGGCGCCCGCGAGCTCCACTTGCACGCGCACCGGCACGTCCGACCAACTCGTGAGCGCGATGTGGTCGCCCTGGAACGCGCCGCCGACGCTGGCCGGCGTGACGACGTAGGTGCCGCTGGGGCAGACGCCCCACGACCCCGCCAAACCCCACTTGTGCTGCCGGTAGGCGTAGGCGATGAAGGGCGCATCGGCGTCAGGCTCGGTGCCGCTGCGTAGCCAGTCGCCCCATACCTGCTGTGCGCGCCAAAACCCCTCGCGGCTCCACAGCGGCATGGACGTGGACTTCTGGAACGCTGCCGGCATGGCCGCAGTGAAGTCGTCCGGCACGTTGGGGCACGTGAACCCGCGGGTGATGCCGCCGCTCTCGACCGAATGGTTCGTCGTGTCCCGCGGATCGCACACCCGGGATGACGAGATGTAGCTGTTTTCGCCGAGGTCGCCAGAGGCCGCCATGGTGAGCATGACGCGGTTGGCGTTGCCGAGGCCGATGCGCCAGCCCTCGAGGTAGTGCTGCCAGAACTTGAGGTCCGTGAGCCGGTAGTCGTTGGTCTTCGGCCCGTTGCCGCCCTCGCCGCAGCCCTCGGCCCTCGCCGAGCCGATGCCCATGATGAACTCGTCGGCACCGGTAGCCAGGATGTCGGCCTTCTTGGAATTGACGGTCGCCTCGACGGAGAAGGCCGAGTTGCCAGACGCCCACAGGTACGAGTGCACGGTCGTGGCCCCGGCACCCTTGAGCGCCGAGACGCACGCTGCGTCGCTGTGGTTGATGCCGTTGTTGAACGTGGTCGAGATGACCGAAAACGGCCCCCTGGCGGAGATCGCCGGCAGCGGGTTGATGCACGTGCCGTTGCCCCACGTCGCCACCACCGGGCGGCTGCTGATCGTGCAGAGCGGGCTCGCCGAGCCCCCGGCATCCGCTGCGTCGAACAGCGGCAGCGCGCCGTCCGTCGTGCCATTGCCGGCAGCGGCGCTCTCGTACATCGGGGACAAGCACACCTTGTCTCCCGGGTTCGCCGTGTTGAATGCGCGGGCCGCGGCGTTCCAGCGGGCCAGGCGCCAGACGAGCGCCGCCGAGTTGCTGGTGGCGTCGAAGAGGAACACCCGCACGCCCATGGCATGCGCGTCATCGATCTGGAGGCGCACGGCAGCCTCGGCCTCGGCGGCCGTCAGTGTGTTCTGGTTCCACTTGTAGCCATCGGCGAACTCAATGGCATTGCCGAAGCCCATGGCCATGACGGCCTTCGTGGGCACCTCGACGCGCGCGTGCGCGGCGGACATGGCGGTGCTGGCGAGCAGGGCCGCGAGAGCCGCGCGCTTGAGCATCAGCAGCCGCCCGCCGGGCCGATATTGTACACCGTGTTCCCGTTGATCTCGGCGTACTCGGCGCCGGCCAGCCCGTCAGAGCCGATGCCGTATCCGCTTTCGGAGCACGTCCCAGCGCGGCCAATGTCGTGCACGACAGCCCCCGTCACGGTGTTGTAGATGCCGGCCATGCGGATGCCGATGGCCCAGCGAGCGCCCGACTGGTGCGCAGATCCGTCGATTTCTACACCGTCAACGGTGGTGTAGTTGCTCTCGACCGCCCAGGCGGTGGCGCTGTTGTTGTTCGGCGGCGGGACGATGCGGGCGCAGCCGCGCGTGTCGGCCTGGTAGAGGATCGGGCGACCGGCGGCACCGTGCTGCGTCGTCCGCACGCTCTCGGCGTAGGTGCCGCAGCGGATCATGACGATGTCGCCGAGGGTCACGCGGGTAGCCGCGTAGTTGATCGAAGCCCACGGAGCATCGATGGTGCCGGCCGCCGTGTTGCTGCCGCCGGGCGCCACGTAGTAGGTCGCCGACAGCGCTGGCAGGGCGAAGAGCACGGCCCATGCGGTGACGAGCGCGGCGAAGGCCAAGACGCTCGGGCGGGCTACATGCGCGGCTGCGACAGCGGACTTTAGCCACTCCAGCACCCAGATCATCCCGGCGGTAATCACGCCGCCGAGGACCAGATGGAGGATGCGCGCCCACTTACTGACCTGCTCGCGCTGGGCGTCCTCGCGCTTGTGGATGCCCTCAAGGATGGATAGCCGCGACTTGATGTCGCGGAGCTCGGTTTCGATCTCTCTTTTGAGCAAGAGGCCCTCTGTTCTCTGCTCTCCAACATGCTTCTCAAGAGCGGCGTTCCCGGCTTCAACTGCGCGGGTCGTGGCCTTGACGGCCTCTTTGAGTTCGCCAATGGCCTCGGCCACGACGATGTCGCGCTGCACCCGCGCCTCAAGCTGCGGGCTGAACCTTTCGACTCCACGACTGCTGTCGCTGAACCGCTCATCAGGCAATGCCGTGTCCGTTCAGCCAAAGTGCCCGAAGAGCAGCCGACGCTTCTGCCTCCCGAGGCTGTACTGCGCCTTCTCTATCTCGTCCTCGCGCTCGTCGATCGACGCCGACAGCCGCTCTGGGTTGACGCCTCCGCGCTCCATGAACTCGGCGAGATCGGCCTGCATCTGGCGCAGCCGACCCTCACGGAATGCGATGTCGCGCTCCAGATTGGCCTTCTGCGTCTCCGTGAAGCCCTTCGGCGCCGTCATTTCACTGCTCCGATGATGCGCGCGATGGTCGGCGCCGCCTCGGCCCGGCAGAGGCTGTTGGCGCCGCAGGCCCTGGCGAGCTCGTCGCGGACGGCGTTGCCGGCCTCGGCCTTGGCTGCGCGCTCGTGCGCGCGCTTGACGCTCTCGAGAGAGGCCGCGCGCTCCGCCATGATGTCGAAGTAGACGTCGCGCGGCATGACGGCCCAGCCGAGGATGTCCTTGCGACCGAGGCGAGCGCCCTTGTCAGAGGTCATCTCGGAGTACAGGCCAACCTGCACGGAGACGGGGCTGGCCACGATCATCGGGTCGCCGTCCTTGGCCGACGCCTCGGACAGGTGCGCGTGGCCGACCTTGCCGCTACTCAGGACGATCTGGTGGCTGCCGTCGTCCGTCGCGCAGCCGGCCGTCGCGAGCATCAGCGACAGCATCGGCAATGCGAGTAAGGCGCTCCGCCGTTTGGCGGTGACGCTGAGCTTTGCGGGGGCTTTCATTGAGTTTCGCAGTCCTCGTCCAGTCACGCTCGAACGCCCACACGACGACCTTCGCCAGCGCGGACGCGATGACGTTGGCAGCGGACGCGATGACGTTGGCAATCATTACCGCTTGACCGCTTCCGCGATCGCCTCGTTCACCTGAGCCATGACCTTCTCTTCGATCTTGGCCTCAAGGGCGGAGGCGTCCGGCGCAGGGTTGCGGATCTCGCTGTCCTGGCTCGACTTGTCGGCGTCGCGGGAGAAGAGGCCGCTGAGCGCGAAACCGATGCCGCCGATTACCGCGGTGATGGCCACCAAGACGCCATCGGACTGGATGAACGCCCAAAAGTCGAAGCCGGCCTCGCTCTTCATCGCGAGCTGCAGCGCAGTGAGGATGAAGCCGACAGCGCCGATGGCGTCGGCGACGGTGGTCTTCCTGTTGGCGCTGAACGCTTTCCAGTTCATAAGGGCCTTCCTCTACTTCGCCCGCGAGACCAGCACGCTGACGGTGACGACACTTTCGTTGCCGAGCGTGCCGCCAGGCAGCAGCTCGGCGATGGATACGGTGAAGGTCTCCTCGACGCTGGCGCCGACGCCGAGCGCCGGGAACAGCGAGGTCTCCTCGTCGCCGGGCTCGTGCGCCATCATCTCGATGCGCGACGCGTTGTTCGCCGCCTCGGTGTCCGGCTGCAGCCCGCGCGTCGAGACGCCGGAGCAGGCGCCATGGCAGGCGTAGAGCGTGCTGTTCGTCGTGTTCAGCCGCCGCACCACCAGCGGGCGCCCCGACTGCGACAGCCCGGTTGGGGAGACGGCGCGGATGAGCGCGGTCTTGTCGATGAACCGCCGCCCCTTCCACCCAATCCTGGCTGAATACTCGGCGTCGCCCAAGGCCTCTGTCACCGCGATGCCGGCGATGATCGCGCTCGCGCCGGTGGTGGAAACTACGCGTACGCTGACCGTACCACTAGGCGACACTGTAGTAGGTCCGACGACCTTTATCAATGCCGTGTTGATCGCGCCGGCCTCTGACGCAACATCTAGGGCCGAGATCTGCTTGACGCCGTTGACGTACACGTCCGCCGCGCGCGCTCCAGGCCCAGCGGTCGGCTCGGCGAACAGCATGGTGACCATGCGGTCGCCGCCCCCGGTGATCGGGACGGTGAACGACATGTCGGAGCCACGGCACGTGCTCCAGTAGAGATGATCGTCAGCGGTGCCGGAGATCGGCGGGCGGGCGCCATCGACCACAGAGAGGCAGCCGGAGGCCAGCGTCGGCGGCATCCCGCGCCACGTGTTGCCGGCGGCATCCGTGTAGGTCGCCGCGGCCGGCGCGCCCAGGTCAATCCAGTCGGCGCTCCTCGGCACCGGCGGCTCGGCGTAGGGCACGAGGTAGAGCCCGTTGACCAGCGGCGACGACTGGCTGGCCGCGGCACCGCGGATGGCTACCGACAGCTTGCCTTGGGGCGCGTTGATCGTGGCGAGGTCGGCCACGTGCGCCGCGCGGAAGCCCGCCGCGCAGAGCGGGTCCACAACCGGCGACGTGATGACGTCGCCGCCTTGGGCCGTGACCGTCGCCTGCATGAGGCGGCGGCCAGGGCCGGACCCACAGTTGACCACGTTGTTCGCGGCATCGTGCTCGGCGAACAGCCCCTTCACCGTGTAGGCGCCAGGCGCCACGTCGAAGGCGTAGGTCGACGCCCCGTACCGGTTCGTGCGGTACAGCACATCGTCCAACGTCCCGGCGAAGTCGAAGGCATTGGTATCGACCGCGCCACCGACGCCGATGTCCGGCGACCAAAGGTTGCCGGCGCTGTCCGACACCGGCTCGTCCGCGCCGGCGTTGACGCGCGACGGCGATGCCGGCAGATCGTCGTCCACGATGGAGGCGACGGCGACGCCGCTTTCCACGAGCGTGCCGGATGACGGGTAGCGCAGGCGAGCGACGTAGCTCTCGGTCGGCTCGGGGATGTCGTCCTTCGCGATGTTCTTGCTGACGATCTGCGACGTGACGCCAGGGCCAGCCGTGACGATCTGCGTCCCCCACCCGCCCACGAAGTCGGCGGGGGATGCGCTCGGCGACCCGTCCTCTGACGGGGCCGGGCAGAAGTCGATCGTGTCGGTGCGCCCGGCAATGTCGCCGGTGCGCAGGATCTCGAATGCCTGCGGCGTGCTGCCGGCGCCCGTGCCCTCAAGCACTGAGGGGTCGATGGCGCGGATGCTCCACTTTGGAGCGCCGACGCCAGCGTCGTCGTTGCGGATGATCGCGGAGATGCGGGCGTCAGCCGGCGCGGCGTAACTCGAAGGCAGGAAGTCGGTGCACGAGAACGTGAACGTCTCGTCGCCTTCCTGTGTGCCGTCGCCCGCGGCGAAGACCGTCCAGTCGGCGAACAGCGCGCCGGGGCTGGCCGTGAGCGGCGATGCGGGCAAGACTCCGCCGACGAAGTCGGATGCGGTCGCCGAGCCGGCGATGACCCGACACTGCGCCGTCAGCGTGTCCCCCGAGACGTTGCGGCGCATGCGGATCGTGAACGGCGTCTGCGCGCCCGCCGCGCCCTCCTGCTTGTCGGTGGCGATGGCCTCGAACCAGACGCGGGGGTCATCCGCTTCGCCGGTGATCGCCTCGACGTCGCTGTAGGTGCTGACGGTGCGGATGGCGGGCGTGGCGGTAATGGCAAGCTTGCCGGCCCACTCGTGCACCACGGCGCCGTCGCGCGAAAGGCGGAAGGTCGGCGTGCCCGCCGCGGCCACTGGCACGACCGCCTGCTGGCCGCTCTTCGCCTGGTCGGCTGGCAGCGCCACCGTCACCGTGGGGCCGACGCCGATGACCTCCAGCGTGGCTGGCTGGCGCAGCGAGGACGTGATGTAAATGGCGTCCTGCGCCACGTCGCCGCCCCATGCGATGCCGCCGGTGCGGCAGATGTCGGATGGCCCAGGCGATGCTATCTTGGGGTGCTCGCGGTAGGCGAACGCCACGATCTCCTCGGCACCGGCAGCAGCGCCGAGGAACCCGGCGGCCATCTCGCGGTAGATCGCCGCGTGCCCGGCATGCGTGAAGATGCGGCTGTCAACCGCGTGCGCAGGCGCTGCCGACGCCAGGAGCGCGGCGAGAATGGCTGCCCGCTTCACGGCGCTACCCACACGGCGACGTAGTCGATCGTGATGATCTCTCCGGCCTTGGAGCCGATCAGGATCGGGTAGTCTCCGTTCAGCATCACGTCGAAGATAACGCCGGCCTGGAGCGAGCCGGTCCAGACGCTGCCGCCCGGCTTGTAGCAGGTATCCGTCGCGTTGCGCGTGTAGTAGGTCGCGCCGTTCCGGGTGAATTGTTGCTGGTTCCCGGTGAACATGTGGCCGGCAGTGAACCAGACGTTCTCGCCGGGGGCCGCGGCCTCGGGCCGCTTGCCGCCGCAGGAGATCTGGCCTTGGTCTGGCGCCTTGGTCTCGTGGTAGTAGTGGAGGCCCATGGAGTTCTGGTCGACGTACTCCCAAAAGTCAGGCTCGACATACTCCCGGTTCGGCCCCGGGCACCGTGCCGGCAGGTTGTACAGGTGGCATGTGTCCATACTCCAGAACCCGGGCTGCCGGGCGCCAGCCGTGCCCTTCTGAAACTTCCACCGGATCTCAGCGAACCACTTGGGCTCCTTCTTGAGCCAGAACCCCTTCAGCGCGCCGTTGCGGGCGACGGTCGAGCTCATGAACCAGTTGTAATCGGCTCTGTCCGGCGTGACGGTCAGCGTGCCGTCCGCATTGAAGACGAAGCTGCTTGCGGCGGTCGGCGGGTTGCCCCACGTCACGCCGTTTCCGGTGCGCTCTGTCGTCCACTTCTTGCCGGCCACGATGTCGCGCTCGGGCGCCGGGCTCGTGTTGGCCGGGCCGCCTCGAGCCACCGTGTCCGTCGAAAAGTCGTCGCAGAACGCGAGCTTCGTTAGGCCGGCAGCCTGGGCGACGGCCGGCGGGCGCAGGCTTGAGCACTGCTCCGTCTGCGGCGGCGGCTCGTCGATCGTCGTCGTGCGCGGCACCCCGGGGAGCAGCGCGATCTTCTCGGCCGCAGGCGCTGCGCATTCGGCAGCACTGGTCGCCATGTCGTTGGCGTCGCAGCGGATTGAGGACGAGACGAACTCGTCGCGGTTGATGACGCCGCCCGGCCCGTAGGTGTAGGCGACGTTGTTCGCGCCTGATCGCCAGGCGGCAAGGCCGCGGGCGAACCCGCCGAAGTCCGTGTGCGTGTAGGCCGTGGCGTCGTTGTCGCCGCAAAAGTCGCCGCAGTTGCGGCCGGAGGCAGTCGGGATGCCGAGGATGTAGCGCCCGCCTCCCTGCTCGACGGCGGCCCGCCGGCTGGCCCAGTCGGCCATCCACAGGTGACTGTCGTTGGCCATCTCGAGGAACGAGTACGTTATGGGAAGGCCGACGTCCGTCGCCTTGTTTCGGCAGAGGTCGCTCCACGATTGGAACTCGCCCGTCTCTCCGAATGCCGCGATCCAGTGCACCGCCGTCTGTCTGGCGTTCGTCGCGACCACCGTCGTGATGCGGTTGAGAACGTTCGTCCAGCGGTTTCGCGTGCACGTCGAGTCCGGCCTGTCCTCAAGGCTGGCCACGACCGCGCGCCCGCCGATCGCGCAGTAGTTGGCGCCGCTGCTGGCCCACGCCGTCGTCCACAGCGCATCGATCTCGTCGTTTGCAGGAAATACACCATAGTCGGCGTACATCAGAGCAATGCACACCTTATCCGCCGGTGACGCCGCGGCGTTCCAATCGGCTGCGGCCTGCGCGAACTCGCCGACCCTGACGGCGGAGCCCTTGCGGGCGTGCATCAGGATCTGGCGGGCGCCCAGCGCCACCGTGTCGGCGATGGTCCGGCGGTAGTTCTCGACGCGTTGAGACGAGGCAACGAGCGTCGGATCGCACTTGTCGCAGAACTGAAGGCTGTCGACGTCCGTGACGCTCCACACCGCACGCGCCGGCACCTCGATTGCCGCAAGCGCCGGGGACGCCCAAAGGGCAGCGGCGAGCGCCGCCGCGGCTATGCGAGCTTGAGCCATGCGTCCACCACGCGGAGGTCGCCGGCGGCCGTGTCGGCGGCGTCGGCCCCGAGCCGCCCGAACTCGACGCGAAACATGTCCCCCGCGGCCAGACTGTCTGTCGCAGCGATCGTCATGTCGCAGAGGAAGTCGCCGCTGGCCGGCACCGCGAAGGCAGCCGCGGTGTCGGCGGCGAAGCTGTCGGCGGCTGCGATGTCCGTCACCCTGTCGAGGCGCGCGACCAGTCGGATATTGCCACTTGTGGCAACGGCGTTGACCTTCATGCGCAGCTGGATCGCGGAGAAGGTGACGGCCTGCACGCGCCCATCCGCCCGCAGCAGCCCGGTCGCGGCGTCTCCCATCAGCGGGTAGACCGCGCCGTTGATCACGACCGTGCCGGCCGGAGTGACCGCCGGCAGGTACATGTTCAGCGGCTCGAATCCGTCCCAGAACTTCCGGGACACAGTCTCGATGAGCTTGTCGTTGTCGTAGTCGCCTTCCTGCGGCTCGAAGGTGGGCGCGGGCGGCGGGTTCGGAACCCACGCGCTGCCGGTCCACATCCAGACGTTCCCGAAGGCACCGCCATCAGGGAAGCCGATGGTCACCCTGTCATTGGCCGGGCTCGTGGAGATGACGAGGCCGCGCAGCGCCTGCAGGGTCAGGGTGTCATCGACCTGATCCGCCGAGACCCACAGCGACGGGTCGAGGCCATCGACGGCGATGACTTTGAAGCCGATGGCGCTGCCTGGCTCGCCGCCGCCAGCTCCGGCTCCCAGAGAGATCCCGCCGGGGGTGGAGCCATCGCCGCCCCTGAACTGGTTGATCCCCTCGACAAAGAAGATTGACCGCGCCCGCGGCAGTCGGCCAGCGAGCGCGGCGGCCTCTAGTTCCGCCTCGGTCGTCCCGGGGACCAGCAGGACGGCGCGGTCGTCGCCAACGGCCATGCTAGGCTATTCCTCTCTCACGTACATGCTGCCGTAGTCGACGATCATGCCGGCCGCGTCCGACTCGTCGCGGACGTACATGCTGCCGAAGTCCGCAAACATGCCGAAGCCGCCACCGCCGGATGACGCGCCACCACCGGACGAAACGTCCGTCCACAGGCCCTGGCCGCGGTGCCAGAAGAGGCGCCCGTCCGCGGTGCCCCAGAGCGCGCACGCGGGGTAGCCGGCGGCCTCGTTGTGCTGGGCGCCAGGCGGCTCCGGCTCGTCGAAGGTGAACTGGTGGCGCCACGCCAAGTTCGACGGCGTGCGGAAACTCATGCGAAACAGCGTCTCGCGGAGCCACGGCATCGACGCCATGGTGTCAGGCGGCGGGGTGTCGCCGCTGTTCATTGTCAGCGCCGCGGCCACCGCGTCATTGAACCCGGTGCGAACGTTGCCGCCTGTGGAGTTGTCGACGACGACGCTGTCGGCTTGGGTCATGCCGCGAATACCCTGATTTTCCCGGTATTTATCGAGGCGCGGGAGCTGAACGTCCCGCGGGGGTCGCCGGCGCTGATGACGCGGATGTAGTCGAGCGTGCCGCCGGTCAGCGTTACGTCGCCGCGCGATACGTCGCCGTCCAGGCCGCCAGTGATGGCGCCGCCGGACGACTGCCAGCACCACTGCCCCCCGCCCATGTTTACCAGGGAGCCATCAATGAACATCTGCGTGATGCCGCCATGGGTGCGCCAAAGCTGGAACCCGGCGGTCGTCGTCTCGGGCTGGGATTGGCGAACAGACGTGCTGCGCAGGCTCTCCTCGCCGGGGTTGACGTCCACCCAACTGCGCGAAACGGCGCACTGGTAGCCGGACTGCCGCGGGCTGCCGCCGTTGCCAACCTGCAGAAACAGCGGCTGGGCGTTCGACATGGCCACCCGCACCGAGATCTGGTAGCGGTCGGCTTGGGGCAGCGCCAGCGCGTAGTCCTGCGCGCCGGCGAACACCCTCTCGCCAACGAGGGTCTGGCCGAGCTTCCACCCCTGCGCCCTGAGCGCGGCGTTGGCATCGAGCTGCGCCGCGGTGACGCCCGGCACCATGCCGGAGCGCCCGACGCCGAACGTCGGCAGATCCGGGCTCTCCATGGTCGCCACGACAATCGCGCCGTTGGCGTTGCGCTTCAGGAAGCCATCGGCAGTGCCAGCTGCGGCGAGAGCGGAAGCCAAGCTCGCCAGTGGCGCCGTGTCGACGCCCTGGATGAGCGGGACGGAGCCGGTTGCGGTGATGCGGAAGACGGAGACCCACGCGGTATTCTGCGGATTGCGGACCTTGAAGTGGTTCGTGTTGAGGTCGAACCACGCCATACACTGATCGTACACCGGCGGCTCGGACGAACTCGCTGAGAAGGTCGTGATCGCACGGACGGCGCCGTTCAACTCGTTTAAGAACGGGCCGCCCGGCTGGTCCGCGAGGCCGCCCAGTGCGAGGGAAACGGCCATCTAGTACTGCACGAACGGCTGAATGTAGGCGAGCGCCCAGTCCGGCAACCTCTCGCCAGCCTTGTGCCGCGCCTTGAGTTCGACCAGCAGGGCGTCGCCGGCACTCGGCGTCTTGGCTGTGCGCCGCGACTGCGGCAGGAAGCTCCCGGCCGACCCCGCGGACTGGTCCCAGAAATACTTGCCGTCAGCCGGGAGGTCGGGGCGGTACGGGAACACCTTCATCGTCGCCGCACCGGTCGGAGCGGAAGGCGTCAGCGCGCGATCAACAGGCCCGTCCGGCGTGCCGTCCGGCACCTCGGCGTAGCCGATGAGCGCCCGATCGCTGGTGAGCAACGCGGCGAACGCCATCTAAACGACCTCCTCGACAATCACCTGCAGGGTGGACACGGCGATGCCAAATGCCCCGTCGCTAGTGTACAACAAAGCCTTCCACTTTAGCGCGCGGAAAACCCACTCGCCCACGTCCAAGCGGGTCCATGGCGACCAGATCGTGGCGTCGCTGGAAGGATCCCCGGACGTGGTGGAAATCTCGATCACGCAGTCGACCGGCGCTCCGATAGTCCCGGAGATCGACGGCCACGTCGAGATGTTGGTCGTCCTCTTGGAGATGAGGTCGCCAATCAACTCGGCTGACAATGAGATGTTCTTGCGGACCCGGCAGCGCCGGATCTCGCCCATGTCGAAGTAGGGGTCGGCCGCGTAGTAGACGCCGCCGTTGACGACGTTCAGGCCCACTGCGTCCCAGTTCGGGATGGCATCCACATCGGCGATGCTGTCGAAATCGCCAGACATCAGCCGCAGCGAACCATTGGCCGCAGCGACGTTGTATTTCGGCCCGAGGAACAACGGCTCCTCGGCAAGGATGCCGTTTGGGATGACGTCGAACTCTTGGATGCTCGCCGCATCCGTGGACACCGCGGCGTACTCGCGACTCAGGTTGCCGCTACTGTCCTCCGTCATCACCATGTAGGTGCCAGTGAGCAGCGGGACGTTGATTGAGAGCAGCGCCGCCGAAACGTCGGTGGCGATAAGCTGAGTCGACCGCTGCCACGCCGCCGAGAACCGCTCCGGGCTGTGCCGGATGAGCAACTTGCCGCCGAACTTGACGTCGAGCTCCGGCGGCTCGTCCCAGTGCAGCCGCGCCACCGTCCCTGACAGGATGACGAGCTGCAGGTTGCCGACCGGCTGGGGCGGGTCAATGCGCCCGACAACCCGATGCTTCAGTACCTCGGTGAACTGGCTCGGAAAGTAGTCCTGATGGGTGTACTGGATGCGGAAGTCGTAGGAGTTCCCGTCCTCGCACCCGAGGATGCCGATGCGGCCGTTGCCGTAGTTGGTGGCCTGGACGATGGAATAGTCGTCCGTGGTGCCGCTGTACTTCATCATGACGACGATCTGGTAGCCGCGATGCGCGATCGGCTTCAGGTGGATGATCACCTGCGTGACGAGGTCGCCCTGAGCCGTGACCAGCATCTCGCGGGCGCTCGACAGCACGGAGGTGATGACCGGCGTCGGCAGCAGCCGCGCCAAAGTCGCGCGAGGGTTCCACTCGGGCAGCCGCGTGCGGAGTTCCGCCAGCGTCGGCGGCAGCGCCACGAGGGTGAGGCGCATGTCGTCCTTGTTGTCCGGCTGCACGTCGCGCAGCAGCAGCGGGACCACCTCGCGCTCGCGGGGGCCGAAGGAAAAAACGGCGTCCGGCTCCGGTCGCGCGGCGTGCGCTGGCGGGCGCGCAAAGAAGAGTGTGTCGTGCTCGCCCGGCTCAGAGATGACCGCCAGGGTGGACGCGACGCCGTTCACCGCATAGGCGATGCCATAAGCAACATCCGGCTCCATCTCCACCGGGCCGGTCAGGGTCACGCCGATGACGTCGAGGCCGTCGTCTGACAGCAGCACGGCCTTGATGCGCCCGCGCGCGGTGCCAACGGCAATGTCGTCTGAGGCATAGGCCACGCAGTCGCCGATGTCGCAGGAGAGGCCCTGGATATTCGTCACGACCTCGGTAACCTCGCGGCGCAGCGTCGTCTCGGCGATGGCCGCCCGCCCGAGCAGCGTGGCCTGCGCGCGGCCCGTCAGGCCGACGAACGTCCGGTCCTCGACGTACTTGGCGGTGGTGGCGTCGAAGCCGTCCGCGTAGATCAGCCGCTCAGCCGCCGTCCAGTCCTCCTCGGCGTCCTGGATGTTCACGCGCACTGCGTGCAGCTCTTCGCCAAGCGCGTCGGTCGTGCGCGCGTTCCAGCAGTTGACGCCATCGACGAAGATGCGGCGTGGCAGCGGCGTCGCCTCCACCGGGTCGAGCACGATCGCCCGCTTGCCATTGCGCCGGCAGCGGGCAAAGAAGCCGGCGACGCCGATGTCGCTTATGAAATCGGCGACACTGCCGATCTCGAAGTCGATCCAAGCGTTGAACTCCAGCTTGTTGCGTTGGTTGAACGCGGCGACCTCTTGGAACCGCGGCAGATCGAGGCCGGCGTCGGGGATGGGCTGCGGCCAATGCGGCATCTGGTAGATCCAGCGGGCGATAGCCGCCGGGGTGGACGAAGGCCCCCACTCCCACTTCTTCGCCCCGTCGTTCCAGTCCCAAAGCAGCGACTGGGAGATGCAGGAGACGTTGGAGAGGGTGCCGGAAAGCTGCTCGCTGGCCTTGATAACCATGGTGAGGGTGCTGGCACCTATACCCGGCGGTACAGGCGGCCGGTTCGCAAACGAGGTCATGCCGGTCAGGCTCACCTCGCTCCAGACCTGGTTGTCCACCGTGGAGTTCGGGTTGCTGACGCGCTTATAGCGGACGTTGTACTTGCCGCTTGGACTGGCGCCTGAGGCGTCCCACGAGTGCGAGCCGAACGTCTCCTTCGGCCCGCCGGCGCCCGCGGTCATGGTGTACTCGCCGATGACCAGCCGCCACTCCTCGGGCCTCTCAACGGGCGCGTCGTAGATCTGGATCTTGATGGAATAGTTCTCGTACTTCCCCTTGCTGTTGGCCATGCCGAGGCTTGGCGAAGTGAAGTGCGCGGTGATCCGGTCGGTGTTGATGGCGGTCGAGCGCACGACCGCCTCTTTCCAGATCAGGGCCGCGTCGTGCGGCTCGTGGACCGCGTCAGCCGGGTACATGTCGCTGCCGCGCCCCGGGTTCACGTCCCACGAGGTCTCGACGTTCAGCGGCCCCAGGCCGTTGTAGACGACGATGTCGCCCTTCTTGAACCGCCCGGCGTCGCGGGTGGCCGTCCACTTGTCGCCAGGCAGCGACCCCGCTCCGCCCGCGGGGAAGCCGGCGTTCGGGTTCCACTGGCCCCGGTCGCGCATCTGCCGCGGATGCCACCCCCGGTCAAAGCGAACCGTGACATCGGGGATCTCCTTGATGTTGGTCTCCCCGATGAAGATGTCGGGGTCGGTGACCGGGCCGAGCGAAAGCACGAAGATCGCGTGCAGGTAGACCTGCTGCCCGCGGATCTCCGGGTACGTGCCGCCGGAGTCCGGCATGAACTTGACGCGCCCAAGCAGCACCGGCACGACGCCACCCGGCTTGCGCTGATTGTTGGCCCCGCTAAGGCTGTAGACGCTCTGCTGCTTGGCCTGCTCGTACTGCGGCGGCTTGACCACGGGCGGCGGGAGGAACTTGTTGACCGCAAGCATTCCGATCGACATGACGGCCGCGCCGGCCATGGGGTTGCCGCCAGTTAGGGCAGTGGCGCCGATGGCCAACGCCATGACGCCCACCATTGCGGCGATGCGCAGGCCACCCCCGCCGCCCTGCGGCACGACGACGACCCACACCTTCGCGCCGGCCTTCGGCCGGATCCTGCCCCACCAGTCGCGCTCTACCCGCGTGCCGCCGATCCATACTTCGGCGAACGTCAGCGTGGCGTCGTCAATGCCCGCCAGCCGGACGAGGTCTGAGATGCGCATGCCCGGCTCGACGGTGAGCCGGCGGCAGTCAAAAGGGCTGCCGGCCGGCCCCTCCCAGCCGGCGCACATGCTCTCATGGCGCAGCACCGCGTCGATGCGCGAGCGCATGTCCTCAATGTCGGAGATGACCGCGCCGGCGGCGCCGTCCGGCTCGGCGTGGAGGACGCGCCCGCCGCCGATGACGAGGCCCATGTGCACCGGGCGGATGACGTAGCGGCCCTCGTGCCGGAATGCCCGGAGGATCCGCGCCACGTCGAAGGGCTGCTCTTTGCCCTTTGGCACCAGCCGCCAGCCGCCGACGTGCGCCTCGATCTCGTCGTAGACACGCATGAGGTCTTGCGCGCCGACCGTGTCGAAGATGGGAAGGCGCAGGCCACCGTGCTCCTCGAGCGCAAGTCGCACGAGGCCGAAGCAGTCCGCGCCTTCCCTGGTGCGGCCGCCCGCTTTCCACGGGATGCCGACGTACTGGTGTGCCCAGTCCGTCATGTGGCCACATTCGGGACGAGCCCGAGCCACGCAGCGGCCCCGACGAGACCGGCGAAGATCGCGAGGAGCAGAAGTGCCGCCGCGAGCATGAGAGCCTTGCCGGCAACTTTGGGCGACTTGGCGCCGCGGGCGCGCGCCTCCTCCACCCCGACGTTGGAGATGGAGTGCGGGAGGTCGATGAGCATTGCTCCATCCCGCAGGAAGCCGGCGAGGTTGCGGCGCAGTCGTGCCCATGCGGCTACCGGCCCCTCGGGCTCCGTGGGGCGGCCCGGCACGCCGACCATGCGCATGGCATCCTCGACGACGACGGGCTTGACCTCCAGGGCCTCGGAGATCTGGCGCACGTAGGCCCGGCGCTTGGCCGGCTGGTAGTTGGGCACATGGCAGCCGACAGCGCGGCCACCCTTGCCGCGGCGAACGTAGAGGTCTGGCCACCGGGCGTCCGCAACGGTCGGCGGCACCCAGGCGGTGCCGAGGACAGCGACGGTCAGCGAGTGTGCGTGCTTGTCGTAGGAGGCGGTGAGGCTAGTCATGCACGCCCGTCCAGTTCGCGTGGTACTTCTCGGGAGGGAACGACCGCGTTTCAAAGTCGCCGTCGTCCAGGGCCGCCGTGATCCATCCGCCGCCCGTCTGCGTCTGCCTAATCTCCATGATCCAACTGTGAAACACAGCGTCGGGATCGTCGCCGGATACCTGCTCGATGAGCACGGTTGGCCGTGGCGGCCCAAGGGTACGGAGGTAGCCGCGGTTCTTGGCCGACTGGATAGGCAGGGAAAGCTCGCCCTCGGCGAGGTCGTTGCGGCCGTTGCTAGGCAGGCGGAGTTCGAAGCCCTGCGCCTCGAACAGGTGGCCGCGGCTCTCAAGATCTACACCTGCGTCTGTGTA